GACGATGTGTATTCCCTCCCGAGTGGCGTTGTCAACCTTGCCCCTCATGTTACCTGATCATGCGTTACGACCGTTTGGGTACCTGCTCGCGGGAGTTTCGGCCACGTTCCTTGTGTTACGGGTATTGAATTTGCGCCTGGATGCGAGGGAAGGAGGTGCGAACGGGACGTGGTGGCACAATTGGAGACCTGTGCACGGTATCATGTACGCTTTGGCAGCATTTGCGTTGATTGAGGGGAACAGAGACGCCTGGAAATTCTTGGCTGCAGACGTTGCGATTGCCGTGTTTGCTCGTGCGATATCAAAACCGTCCAACTTTTAATCCATGATAGATAGATATATGTGTTTCAATCAGTCGGTATCAATCCAAACGTACCTGATTGGCATGTTTGGATCGCTATTGTTATACAAGCAGAACAGACCCCTTGGTGCATTTTACATGACGGTGATCCAGATGCAGCTGATCGAGTTCATCTTGTGGTCATGCAGCACATCCTGTTCGAGGCTGAATGCGTTGGCAACGAAGGCCGGTATCGTCATTAACCATCTGGAGCCGTTGGTGCTGTACGCCCTGGTCTTTCAGGCCCTTCCCATGCCCGTCCACGCTGTTGCGGTATTGTATGCGTTGATGACCGTCAAGTATACGACTGTTGCGCTGCGTAAGGACCTGTGCACCAAGGTGACTCCCGAATCGGCTCCTCATTTACAGTGGCAATGGAATTACGAAGACGGCAACGGTCTGTACTACGTGATGTTCCTGCTCTTTTTGGTGCTCCTGTCTGTCTACGGTCTACCTGCCGACCTGGGAGTTCTTCACGCGTTTATTGTTGTGCTGACGTTTGCATTTTCCAAGGTTGTCTACGGCCGCCAGAAAGCCACGGGTGCCATGTGGTGTTTCTTTGCCGCCTTTGTGCCGTACATCTTGCTGGCATTATCGTAAATTAAATTTCATCAATATCCTCGAAGACAATCTCGACTTCCTGATTGATACTGGTATGCTCTTCCACTGGGGCAGGCAGCACCAGTTCTCCCAAACGTTTGAGCGTTTTCACCTCATCATCAGTGTACTTGGCGATGATATCGTGCGTATCGCCGGCCAGTTCGCGCAGAGCAACCAAAACAACGCTATCTGTGCTGATCCATTCACGGCGACGCATGCTTCCTCGGATGGTGCATCGACATTCGCGCAGTGTCCCGTCTTCCACCAGGTTGACCATCACCCTGTTATTGCCGAGCAGCTTGGTAACGATTGCGTACCGTTGGTCATCGTCGCGGATTTTGAGTTCGCGATTTGACCCTCCAGATGCAGCCTTATTGACTGATCTGGACGTTTTGACGCCTCGGGGCATGATGTAGTGGGGCTCCTCCGATTACGGCACCAGCAACGACTAAGGGTGATGTCTGTAGTGCACCAAGCGTTTTACGGATTAAGGAACAGTATCCCGATTCTCCAAGAGCGATCCAGGACGTGCACTGACTATTATAATGCGTGTTTAACAAGTTGTACAGAGAGACACAACTTACGCAGTATACACACACAGCCACGTGATACCGCAAAAACATTACTCGTTTCTATTCGGGTTCCTTTAAGTGTGTGATACGAAACGACGAATTCCTCTTTTCAAATCAGACACTTAAAGGGGCCTTCTACCACTCTACATCACAAACAATTCATCATGGTGCAACTCACGTCCGATTTCGAGCCAAAACAAATGGTGATCTCTCCCACCGTGGAGAAGAACAAGCGTGGAGGAAAAGTCGTTTACATCTCGGGCGAGCAGGGTAGGGTGCTCTTGCAAACGCCTACGATGTCGCTTCCGTTCGGGGTGACACCATACGACGTCAACGGTGATATCCAGAGTTACAGCGTTGAGTTGTCTTTCAGGGGACACGAGACTGAGCCAAGGTTGCAGGACTTTTTGGCCAAGGTCAGGGAGCTGGACGAGTACCTCATCGACACGGCGACGGAGCATTCGGAGGCTTGGTTTGGAAAGAAGCAGTCTCGTGAGATGGTTGCCGAGTTTTACAGGAGGCTTGTGAATGATAAGAACCCAGAGTACCCCCCGTTCGTCAAAATGAAGGTTGGTGCCGGTATGAATGGTGAGCCAAACGCCCAATTCTACGATGAGAAGAGGGAACGTGTGGGCATCGATTACCTCACCAAGGGATCGTGTGTCAAGGTGATTTGTGAGATTTCGTCCATTTGGTTCGTCAACAAGACGTTCGGGGCATCTTTCAGGATCAGCCAGGCCGCTGTGGTGAGCAAGCCTAACAGGTTGCAGGAGTATGCCTTCCAGGATGAGGAATGATTACCCGTGCCTGCGCCGGTCAAATTGGGAGATGAAGACTGGGCTTAGTTTATACGGCCCGTTATATAATCGTTTTGGAATTGTAACATCTCTCCGATTCGGAGTCGTTGTACCTGTAACGTCACGTGCAAAGTCCATTTTTTGAATTTCGTTATTGCGACGTTCTTTGAGTTCTTCCATAATCCTTTCGCGTTTTGATTTTGATTGGACACGATTGATCTGCGCGTTTTTCTTAAGTTCGACAATTCTCTCTTCGATGCGTTCCTTGGGGATGACCAGTTTTCCTTCCTTTGTGAGTTCCACTTCACATTGCTCGATACCGCACCGCACTTTGTCGCCAAACTGGATGGGACCGAGAAGACCCCCTTTCTCTGGGTCGATTCCGCACTCTGTCGAGTGGGCTTTCACGCAGTCCATAAACTTTTTCATCGGGAGACCTCTACGACGGGCGTCTTCGAACACACGTGCATTGATCCCGTCCGGATGCATTTTCAGGAACTCTTTGACATCCCGCTCAATTTGGGCTTGCTCTCTGGCGGACAGGTGAGACAGTCGTATTGGTTGTTTCGGCGGGACCCCAAAGTACCGGTAGATGGCCACAGTCTTTGCGTTTTCCTCGTGTCCACAGAAACGAAGCGCCCGTCCGACGGCTTGTTCGTCATCTTCCAGGGTTGGGAGAGGTGCCAGGATGTGGACGCCTCGCAGGTAGGACATGTCGAGTCCCTCAAACGGCGTGCCAACAACCGCCTTAATCAGCTGTCCCCGGCTGTTCTCTGGCGATTTGAATAGCTGGAGGACTGCTTTCAACCTGGGCACAGCTGCTGAGGCGCCTTCAATTCTGCTATTGTCGGGGTACACCATGTTTCCCGGGTGGTACAGCACGACTCTTGGCTTTGGTCTGCCGTATAGAGCCCGCACCGACTCGAAACTTTCACCCTGTATCTTGGAGAGGTTGACGATCTCGAATCCTGCAGAAATGAATGCCGGTCCGAGGGCTTTCAGCACATTTTGGCTGTGGACGTAGGCGTATTGGCACCCCTGCATGGTTTTGATATTCTCCATCATCCTGATGGTTTTGGTGCTCAGGACGTACTGTGTGTTCCATCCGCCCGGTGCATACGTGTGATGTGGACCTTTGGTGTTGAGGTTGGTGTGGTACTTCTCCACAATCTTCCTGGGGAGCATGATGCTACCCTCTCGCGATTTGCCGAAGAAGAGCTTTCCTTTGCCTTCCTCGAACGTGCTCAAATCCCTTCCGTACCCTTTGATTGCCTTCACGTATGCCGCAAAGTACGCCGGATCGTAGGGGACTTTGACATTCTCTGCCATACCGATACCTCTCGTTGTGGTGGTGATTGTACCGAATTTGGATTTGTCGCCTCGGATATCGGCGTAACTCACAAGCCCTTTGATGATGGAGGGGTTGTTCGCAAACTCTTGCACTGTGATCGGGGGGGTGTTATACGGGCGGACGATGTTGACCAGGTTGAGCACGTCCCTGGGGTTATCACCCGGTGTGGCCGTCAGAGGGAACACAAAGGTATGTTTCATGTACTCGGGTCGTGTGAGCGCATTCTGCATGGCCTTGAGACCTTCGATTTGCTTGCGATTGTTGTTGGGGAATTTGAACAGGTTCTGTGCTTCGTCAATGATAACCACCCATTTCCCGGGTCTTCTGATTTCTTTGAGTGGGACGACACGTTTATCCTGCGAAAAGTTGATGAATGTCTGGAATCCCATCTTACGCTGGAGCAAACTCTGCCCCACGGTGTTGCACCACTTCAGGACGGTCATTCCATCATCCCCGTACGGAGTCCTGAGTTTGCTGCGTGTCCACAGTTCCCTGGGAGGCAACGGGGCACCGGCAAAGACAACGGGGACCATCTCGGGAAAAAAGAGAAGCATGTTTTGGGCGTATTCAGAGGGTGGATTGCCTCGGATGTTATCCCTGGTGGTGACGAAGTAAATCCGATCAGCCGTCTTCCAAAACGAAGCAGCAATCCCCATGGCCACCACGGTTTTCCCGCTGCCCGTGTTCTGGTAGACCATGAGCCCCCTGTGTGTATTGGTCTCCGGGGGTCCTCCTGCAGCAATGATCTTTGCCTGTTCGATGACCACGTGTTGGTGTGCACCCAGGGCCTGTGTGTCACCGCACGCCCATTTGCCCGACTCGGATTTGCTCATGAGTGGACGGATGATGCCGGTGATGTGTTGCTTCCAACAGTCGTGAGCAAAGGGGTTGGATTTCCCGATGATACCGCTACACGGATGTCGGCTGTTGAGGAGTGTCTGAGGTGATGCGGTGTACACCGGGGGCTCGTTTGATGCCAAGGTCCTCCTCAATGACCACGTCGACTGTGACGGTTGCAGTATTGAAGACAAATTGTTATGAACACGATTGGCACCTATACCAGCAAGGGTCCTTGTATTGGTATTAGTTATCAGACTGTTGTCGGAGCTGTCCATCCCCTCCTGTCGCCGCTCGGAGGTTGTCGGAGCCCTTACGGGTGTGCTGATTGGCTGTGAGCCTTCTTCTCGCCCCCTGTTACTACCAGAAGACGGTCTACCGGAGGTTGTCTGTACTGGCGGGCTTCTTGTTGGGTTTATGCCCGTTTGTTCCTGGGTGGCACCACCGACTCTGTTGCTGCTGCTGGCTGTGTTACTGCTGCTGGCTGTGTTACTGCTGCTGGCTGTGTTACTGCTGCTGGCTGTGTTACTGCTGCTGGCTGTGTTCTTTTTTGGTGCTGACGAGAATGAGAAGATTGAGCTGGGTATCCCTGAGCCCATGCCGATACTTTGCCCATTTGACCCCTGTGCTAGCGAGCTGCTGGCTGTGTTACTGTTGCTGGTTGTCTTCTTTTTTGGTGCTGATGAGTATGAGAAGATTGAGCTGGGTCTCTCTGAGCCCATGCCGATACTTTGCCCATTTGACCCCTGTGCTAGCGAGCTGCTTGTCCGTCGCTGGGTTGGTGGTTTCATGCCCATCTCCTGTACTATTGAGCTGCTTCTGACTTCGTTAGCTGAATTCACCATAACGGTTTACTAAATTAACACATTTTTTTGACGAGGACTGCCACAGCCATGAGACACAGGGCCATCACCCACCAATTGATCTGGACACTATTGGGGTCTTCGTACCGCTCCACCAGTTGCCTTCGCTGGGCTTCTTTGACGATGCTGTGCACCTTGGTCCCTTGGGTTTCGACGCTCAACGTTTCCAGGGTTCGCTGCGCACCCTCGATATCAGAGGCAACGTGCGCGTACACCGGATTCAGTTTCTGTTCTTCGAGGGCGTTGATGATGCGGTGTTTATCCGCTCGGAGAGCCTCGATGGAAAGTGCCTTTTCTGCTGCGGAACCTGGTTGGATGGGAGCCATTATAAAGGGACGTCGAAAAAAAAAGACATCCTATTGGCATGGATCAGCCGTGTCCCAGAAGCATGCAACGAAACCGACGGGGAGCGTGTGGGTGTCCCAAACATCTGCCCAAGTATGACGCGAGAAGAGGAGAATGCGTCACCTCCATCACGTGTCCCAGTAACCTTGTTCTCATGGGGGGACGGTGTAGATGTCCCCAGAATGCCCCGAAATGGAACGGATCACGGTGCATTGACCCGGCCTCTCAGTGTAAAAGTAACCTCCTGTGGACACGCAAGGGGTGCAAATGTCCACCCACACTCCCCAAATGGACGGGAACGTCGTGTGCTGCCCTGTCCAAGCCTGGCAGAAGAGGCCGTGTTGTATTCGAGATTCTGGAGGATACGTTTCAGGGAGTGGAGCACGATGGTCGTCCGTTGCTGGATAGTATCAGAGAATGGACGTCAAGAGCATCGGCAGTGTACAACAAGTATACCAGACTAGACATCACCGCCGTCGTCAGCTACGGAGCAGGTGTTCCGACGGCCGAAGCAGGATGGAATTGGGGCACCGGGAAAGGAGACATTCGTTTTGGGGGCTCGAGGGGGTACGACACCCTATTGCACGAGTTTGCTCACGTGTTGCTGTCGAGGTATTCGGACCAATGGAATGCACTTCGGACCAACAATATCTGGACCGGTCCAAGGGTGAATCAAGTTGTAAAGAAATTCGACGGTCCCGATGCCACCATGGGATGTGACCACATGCATTTCTGGCCGTACCAGTTTAACCAGGCCCATGAATACTTTGCTGGGGCCGACGTGCGGCATGCCATCATTCTCCAGGCGTTTTACGATGACATTGCGGGGCTGTTGTGTCCTGGCAAGACGTGGGACCCCAGCAGCAACTCGTGTGTGTAAATATATCTACGCGGACACTATGCTGAGCAGAATTGGGAGTGACATTAAGGCGTTTGTTGGTGGGAAAGATTTGGTTGTGTTTGCGATCGGCCTTGCTTTGAGCACACAGTTCCAGGATACGGTGAGGACCCTGATCGATGCCCTTATCATGCCGTTTATTTCCACGTTGACCGGTGCTACGCGTTTGGAGACGAGGAATTTCAAGATCAAAACACCCCTTGGCGGCGCCGAGCCGATCTATATCTATTGGGGGAGGGCCATCAAGAGCGCGATCACGTTCATCATCACGCTCATCGTCATGGTCGAGATTGCACGGTATCTGACGGTCAAATACGTCAATTCGAGCACGGTGAAGTTTACTTAAAATGTGTGTCACTAATATGCCCCCCAAGAAGAAACGCTCGAATCGATCTAACTCGAATTCCAACACCTCGACAACGATAACAAAGACGGCAGCAAAGAAGCCAAGGGTTGCCAAGGTTTCTGCCGGCGGGTCCCAGAAAAAGTGCGATCCGGGTAAAATCTACAACCCCGCCACGAAACGGTGCGTATACACCTTTGGGGACGTGGGGATCGGCGTGTGGATGTCCCAGACCAAAAACCAACGTCCATCTCCCACCGGACAACGGGTGATCATCATGGTTGGAAGCACGGGCAGCGGAAAGACACGGCGCAGTGCGAGATTGGCTCAGAAAACCAATGCCATTATCGTGTCTTCTGACCAGTACAAATCCGATAAGCGGAAGATCAACGAGCGTCTTGTCGAGTTGTTGGAACGGAAGCAGACCAAGCGGGATATCATTTTGGACGCCACGAACCCGTCTGCATCCCGTCGCGCGGAAATAGCCGCCATTGCCAGGTATTACGGTGCCACCACCCACTGCATCCGGATTGACGTTCCTTTCGAGGTGTCTGCCGAGCGGTCTCATTTGCCTGCACCCCAGCGGTACATGGCCACCTCCACCTTCCAGAAATTTTACCAGAACCTGGGGACGGAGTGTGACACGAAAGAGGTGATTGAGGAAAATAGGGAGGAGAAGGAGCCTCGTAACGTGCCCGAGGTCATGCTGGCTCACAAGTACCAGGAGCGGTATCACAAGGGGCCGTACTACATGTCGGAGAAGCTGGACGGAATCCGGGCCATCGCGTTTCGGGGCAAGTTGTACAGCAGGAACGGACTGATCATTCACGCCCCGCAGTGGTTCTTGGACTCGATTCCGGAGGGTACATACGATGGCGAGCTGTGGACGAAGCGTGCCGATTTCCAAAAGCTTTCGAGCATTATCAAAAAGAAGGTTCCACGCGACGATGAATGGAAACTGGTATCCTACCGGATCTTTGACGACCCGACAAGTAGCAATGATTTCAGCGTCACCTATAACCGTTTGAAGAAGAAGATGCCCATCTGTACGGAGAACACCGAGGTGAGCGTGTGCATTGAGCAGCAGACTCTCGCCAACTCGCACAACCAGATCATGAAGCATTTCCGGGAGATTAGGAACAGGAATGGCGAGGGTATTGTGTTGCGGAAGAATGCGCCGTATAAACAGGGCGTCCGGACGGAGGATATGCTCAAGGTGAAGGAATTCAAGGAGCGCGAGGCGAAGATTGTCGGATTTACATTGTATGAGGGAACTGAGCGTCTAAAGTCGTTGATTTGCGAATGGAAGACGCCGTACGGTCACCGGGTCACCTTCAAGGTGTTTACTGGCATCTCCGAGGGGATGAAACACAACTCTGGCAAAGAGTTCTTTAAGATTGGCGATATCGTTACCATCCAGTTCTACGAGTACACGAAGAACGGTCTGCCAAGATTCCCTGTATTTAAAGGAGTGCGAACCAACATCAGTCAGAACAACTTTAACAAACAGCACCTACTGAACGCCTGAGGAAAACGTTCTGTACACCAGCGCAGTCAAGCAGACTATTTGCACCCCGAAGAGGAGAAGGAGGAGGTAGACTAATTTCGTGAGAATTTTTACCGGTCTACTTTCACATACTCTTGTCATCACATGGTCGAGCATAATACGGTTCCGAGAGATAATGTATGTGAGCAATTGACGACGTGGATGCACCAGACAGCCACAGACGCTCCCAAAACATGTCTTTTGACGATTCCGGAGGGCTTGGTTATTATCGACGATGTGCACCGGGCAGTGAAAGAAGCCAACATGGAATCCGTATGCATCGACATGAACGGCTTACAGGGTGTCGATTTGTATGCCGCATCCAGAAGTCCTATTGCGGTGACGTTTCGACGCAAAATCATTGTGGTGTTCGACTATGACGCCATTGTGTCGACCAACCAGGCGTTTGTGTCCCACATCACCAACGCCATTAAGCTGGACATTGTGCCGGTGCTGCTGGTGGCGCAGGAGATGACTGGAAAAGTTGCCACATTGCCGGTGAAAACGTATCAGGACATACGGGTGGCGGCCCCCCTTCCCGTTCCTGATGAAACATCAGCCACTCCCGCCGCCGAGAAGGAAGATGAATACAAAATTACGATTGTGTATTCGAAAAAAGACCAGTACGAAGACAAGGGACTGCTGGGCGCCAAGTATGCCCTCGAGGGGAGAACGGATATCGATTACCGTGGGGATAATATTGCATTTGGCGGCGTGTACGATTCGTACCTGGCAGCGTGTCCGGATGACAGAGCCCATCTCATCGCGGAAGCATACAGCTGGGCAGACGTTATGGGAGACGCCCTGTTTGGAGGTGATGATATGTACTCCTTCTTCCCTTTGACGACGACGGCTACGGTGTTTGCGAATGCACGAAAGAAGGGCAAGGTGAAGACGTTTGGGGTCGTCTGGTCGAAGAACAATGCGCGCTTTGCGAGGCTGAAGAACATTAACCAAATCCGCCGGGCCATGTTGGAATCCGGCAACACAACCCTCTCGCTCTGTGACGGTCTGGATTCGTGTAGGACATTATTGACCCAATGCGTTCATGCCAAGGACTACAAAAAGACGGGGGACGTTGCCCGGTCGTTTGGTCTCACACCACAGACCTTGCTTTTGCTCATGCGTCTCTGGAAGACAAAGTACACGGTCTCAATTCATGCCAAGGTGAAGCAGCACATGGTGTAACGAATCTGTAAAATTAAATTCTCCCCAGACGTTAATGGCGCAATTTATTGGAGCATCCGTATCATTGAGGGACGACGAGTACAGAGATCTCAGGGCCAAAACTTCGGAACGACCATTCCGGTATGTGATCAACCAATTCTCACCGTACGAGTGTCCAGAGGAGTTGCCGTATACGTGCACCTTCCACCAGAGCACCGACACGAACACGAGCTCGAACTTGCGGATGGGTCACCAGGAGATTCTGCGTGGGGTCGAGAAACCCTACGGCAGTCTCTCCGGTCCGTCGGCGTACCAGACCGGGCAGCGACCGTGGATGCAGTTTCAGAGCACCGTCGAGCCGGGCAGGTACAAGTATGAGCAGAGTGTGACCGACACGTCCGACTACCTGACCAAGTTTGCCGTGCGCGATTCCAAGAACGTCGAGCCCTTCGTCCGTGGAGGAGCCAGCACCAGGCTTTGCAATGACGTCATGTCGCTGGAGTGATGATTACACGTATTATTATGCCAGGAACATTTCTAGCCCCGTATTCTTTTTCACCTGAGCATGAGGCCGTTTCAATCGGAGGGTCTCATTCTTTGGCTCCGTCGTGGTTGCCATGCGATTCGCCATGGACACACTCCGTTGTTTCCCTCCTGTGACGTTCGTTTGTGCGGATATATGTTGTTGCACGGTGATTTGTTGGAGGGGGATCATGTGTGTCGGTAGGTGACCAACGATCATGCCCTCATCACTTTTGGCTCGGAACTCATGGAGCGTCATGGACCCTCCAAAGACTCGGAGACATCGGCGGGGTGGAGCAGGGACTGTCCTGGTCCGTTTTCCCGTGACGTGTCTCTTTAACATGGCCAGCAGATGACTCCATTCCAGTTTTTGTTTGTCCAATGCGTATCCCTTTGCGCATCCCCACGAGCAAAACTGCCCTGTGTGTGTCCACGAGTTTTTCCTGTCATCGTAGGCGATTGGAAGCGGGATCACCATATCCGGGATCTCGTGACAACAGTGCCAGCACCACGTATTATCACACTTTTCACCCTCGTCGTCATTGCTGCTGGTGATGTTGTCCGACGGTGTTGCTGCTGTTGGTATGCACAGAAGCAGGCATTCCTCTCTTGTCAACATACGCTTAAAGGATCGTTCAGTCTTTTAAGCGCATGTCTACAGTCAACATGGACCTCCTGCACGAGTCTGCCGTGATTCGGTGCAACATTCAGATCATGTATGCCAAGCTGAAGAAGAACGACGCCAGGTATTTCACGTATGTGCTCCTGTTGCAAGACGGGAAGATTTACGTTGGTTCCACGGACAACATTTACACCAGGCTGTACGACCATTTTACTGGGGCGGAGACGAGTTCTAATTGGGTCAAGGAGCACGGTCCCCCGATTCGAGTGATTGAGATCGTAGAAGAATCCGATCCGAACGACGAATACTACAAATTCTGTGAATTCGCGAGCAAGTTTGGGTTTGACAACGTGCGTGGAGGCCCGTACTGTCGAGTGGTCCTTCGAGAACCCACATGCGTTAAGAACTTTGTCCACTCCACACGTCCGTTCAAGTACCTGAGCAGAGACGACATCAACTCGATTGTCTCGCGAGTCAAGTTTTTGATTCAGAGGACATCAAATGGTACAGGTAGGCAACAAGAGCAGATGATCACTCAGACGGATGAATAATTGCGAATGTTAGTATGGTTTTTATAGAGTCAGTAAACAGTTTGTATGCTGCGTTGAGCAGATTATGCGAAGCCAACGACGCCTTTGTGTTTAGAAACCCTGGCGGTATACCGATTTTGCTCAGAGGTATCAAGGAAGACGACCATTGCAACGTGGACGTGAGTGTCACAACGTGCGAGGATAGGCCGTGTATAGAAGAGTGCATGAAGAATGAGGTCGGTGTATCGCAAGAGGACAACTTTTTCATTCTTCATGAATTCACGATCGATGAGGATACAATCAAAGAGATACAGGAAGCGCTCAACAGTATGTGGTTGTGGACGGTGTGTCCTTGTGGTCAGTATATCATCAAGCAGGCAAATGAGGAGATGTGTTACATGTGTCGCATGACGCTGGCCTCAACAATCACCGCTCCCAGCCAAGAATCGTTTTGTCCGATTTGCCACGATGCCCGGAGTCATCCCAGATGGATGATGCAAACGCCGTGTTGCAAGCAGGCAATGCACAGATTGTGTCACATGATATGGAAAAGCAAAGCGGACACCTGTGCCATCTGCAGGGCACAACAGAATTAGGCTTGGTTTGTTCGAAATAAAAACGTGAGATGGAGCTTCAACATGCTGCCGCGCAGGCGTTGCGTCATACAGATTCCAGGATGGTCATGAAGTATGTGCGTTCCGGTGCATCATCGGGAATTGTTACGTTTAACGCCGGGAACAGCAATATCAAGGTAACGACCGATGTGCGCGATTGGAAAATCCATTCGATGTCCATCATGGCTCCAGGGTACAGTATTCTGCTCAAGGCAGATTACCCCGCAGTGTGTTCCGGTATATCCGCACAAACGATGAGAACGTGTTTGTACGGCGTCTTTCAGCTTCCGATGACAACAAACGTCCAGTCCTATTTGCTTTTGTATTCGCTTTTAAGATAGATGATGTGTAACGAATGAATCACTTTGGAAACCTGCGTTTATACCTGGCTACAGCACCGTTGAGTGTCGGGTATTCCCACAAAATGTACCTGGAGAGTGTGCTTGCAGCCTTGGGATTTGTCCACGACTCTGTGGCACCGTGACGGGCAATGTAGGATGCTCTCTTCTGTTTTGCGAGACGTGTATCCCGTTTCGAGTAGATGGTATAGTCGCCGTATCCCCTGGCACCAAAGTGGGTCTTGCTACCGTCCGAGAAGAGGGCCACGTACTTCTTCGTCTTCCTCGTACTGGGCATGACGTTGATCAACATCTCCTACCGTACCATCAGAGATAAAACACGGTGCTACAGGTGCGTTACCAGAGCCCGTGTAAAATGTGTGCAACCAGTAGATGCTCGTCTCCGTGTTTGTGTGTACGTTCGGAGACGTTGTGACCTATGCTGGTATTGCCCAGGAACCCTACAGATCCGTCAGCAAGATGATGATGGATGCCACACGAGAGTACCCGGTGACCGAGTGCGGAAAAGCCTTGGCCCCGTACATCTCCTCGTTACCGTGCCCCGTGATTGTCCAGATATCCCGGTGTTCCCTCAAAAAAGCCCTCAAATTGCTGCGAGAGTATGTGGAAGATAACAACGTGATCACCGATTACACGTATTCGACGATTGACGATGACACACTGTACACCTGTGCCCGGACGGTATACAGCACCCCCTACCCGAAGCACATTGTGTGGGGAACGGAGGAGGCTCTCGACACCTTCGAAGAGCAGTTTTTCACCACACCATCGCCCCATCGCATGTTGGAGGGCTCGTTGTCAGACATCATGACCCGACTGTTTCGTGAGTGCATCGTGTTCTCTCGGAGCCCGTTAGGACACAGTATGGCATACAACAAGAACACCAGAAGCGTGATTGTCAGGACACAGCAGTACCCCTACGTGGACACGTTTCCCCTGTACAAATTCTGCTCAATGGCCGTCGAATGGCTGGCATTTTCCCTGGAGCACGTCCTTTCCCGCATCCTGTCCGGGTGCAGAAACGATGCAAACCTGACGTATGATGTCAACAAAACAATGCAATTGGCATACCAGGCATACAGACTGATTCATACCATCGAAGGGAGCAAAACCTGGCTGCAGTGCACCACCAGACCGTGCTCCACGAGGGTCCACCTGACCCAGTCGTTCGCCAAGTGTCTCACGGACTACGCGTCAACACCAGAGTCTGTGCGCATATCCTACGAAAAACTGCGCCGAATCTATCCCGAGAACCACCCCGAGACGCCAGATTTCCGGAGGTATAAGAAGAAGGTGTATTCTCTGCACGGGGAGGAACCCATCAGACTTTCGCTGGACAATACCCGCTTAAAGAAAACCAAGACTCTGGAGATGGTAGAAGAAGAACCATGATTGTCTGCGTGGAAGGGAACATCGGATCGGGGAAGAGCACTGTATTACAAACGCTGCGGGATACGCATGGGTACACCGTCAAAGAAGAACCGATTGATGAGTGGGCAGACTTGCTCGATTTATACTATGACTGTCCCTCGAAATGGGCGCTCGCATTCAATCTAAAGGTGTTGCACTCGTTCCGATCTATACCCGAACCACCTCAAGGAGCACCGCATCAGGTTGTCTGCGTCGAGAGGTCCCCGGGAGCCTGTCGCCACGTCTTTGGTCAGCTGGGCTACAACGATGAGCACATGACACCTGCAGCATGGGACATTTTTAAGGAATACCACGACCTGTTGACGTGGGAACCTGATGCGTACGTGTACATCAACACCTCGCCGGACCGTTGTTTCGAGAGAATACATACGAGGGGGAGGCAATGCGAAGACGGCCTGGACAGGGAGTACCTACGACGCATCGAGTTCCAGTACACCAACTACCTCAAGTTCACCTCAAAGCCGGTCCACACGGTCAACGGTGACCAAGATATGGACAAGGTGCTCTCGGATGTGCTTCAGATACTTCATCACCATTTGTAATCGTCACCCGTCTTGCTATCTATCAGTTTACGGATCTTCTCCACCAACTCGTCATCATACCGCAGAATACAACCACCACCGAACGTAAACTCTTTGTTACCCCGCCGGACGTCTCCGACACACACCCACCGATCCCCGAGTGCCCACCGCCCGAAATCCTTCTCCGCGGACCATCCGGGCAGATAGATGGATTGCACGTTGCGGACGATGGTGGTGTTGTCCAGGGAAGCCCTCGAATTCACGGAGCACCTACCGAGTGACTGGTAGAGGTCCCGGTCCCAATGCGGGTTCTTTGCCACGTGGTCGGTCATGGTGTCCAGCTTTACCCGTTGGAGCACGGCAAGGTGGCTGCTGTTGAACACCCGTGATCTCTTGCCTGCGTAAACCGATGCTCCCATGAGATCGACTTGTTTCTCTATTTTATTGAGCGCCTCTGCATCTCCGAACCAGAAGGAAAGGGTGTGACATTCATCCTTCGTATCTTCCGGCAACTCTTCGAGGGGCACTTTTGCGGGCCATTTCGGGATGCTATGGATCATCCAACCCGTCACGTTGTCATTCCACAGGACGATACCCTTGCAATGTCCTTGGGGCGTAAACCGGGTTTTGACGGGGGGGTCGTCGCTATACATGTACCACCCGGTCCAGTTCTGCAGCGCCATCACTTCGCTCACCCACTGGTCTATGTGCATCTGTTTTTCCGCGCGTGTCGAGTATACATGTGCTATGGTTCCGACTTTAAATACAATTTGAAACGTATCATCCATTAATAGTCCTTACGAGGAGGGCGCTTTTTTTTTGTTGCGGGTGCAGAGAAACTCGTCAATTGAGGCAAAGTGTTTGTTGAATGCCCTTTTTACCCTGGGCTGTTGCCTGAAACACTGTTGGATCTCGTCGGCAGTGGGGCACTCTTTCAAAAAAAACGCGACGTTATGTGCCGAGAATCGCCCGTTTCTGTCCTGCTTTGCAGTGGGGGGTCTGGCGATCAACTTGGTCGGTTTGGAGCTGCCTGTTGCTTTGGTGGTGGAGTTGATGCCGCCGTTCGTCACGGGTTTGAAGGTGTGGTAGGCCATGGCGTGGAGCAGACTGTCAGCAAGGTCATCCTTTTTGGTGCTCCCGTCGTACATCTCCAACCACGTTGTTTGTTCCGTGGCCACAAGGTACGAATGGACGGTCTGCACTGCCAGCTTCTTCCGGTATCGATACGTCCACTCTTGCTCGGTACTGTCTGTCGGAAACCAGGGCGTTGTGGATGCGTACAGCAGTTTGTGTTTGGAGTCCTGGATGTGCACGGGAACCCCGCTGAGGACGAAGAAACACTCCAGGTAGTGCATAATTCGGGTCATGGATGGGTTCTTCGAGGGTTGGTGCTCGATCACCACGTCCGTCACCTCTTCCATAAACTCTGGCGTGGCGTTGGTTTGGAGACACGCGCACACGGCAGCTGCCCACGTTCCCTCTGATTCCCAAACTGCCCAGCGTTGGACTGTCCCCTCTTCCGGAGACCAGACACACGCCCCCAGATTCTTTTGACCGACATCGATGGCGAGGATGCGTTTCATGGCGGGACATGTTGCCCACGTTGCCTTTAAGTGGTATACTTAAAGGGAGGGGGGTATGACACACCACACCATCATACACGAAATCATGGCAATTCCAATTCCAACCGTTGATACAGACCACCCTCCAGTCCGCAAGCAGGATGTTCCCGAGGAGACGATTGCCTACATAAATTTACAGGAGAACACGGGTTGGACGGCGTTGCACTTTGCTGCCGAGAAGGGGTACATGAGCATATGTCAGACGCTTCTGGAGTATTGGGCTGATCCGCACATCAAGAACGACGATGAGAAGACGGCTGCTGACATTGCCATGGATAACTTGCATTATGACGTGTACTCGTTGATTTCTTCTTACATGTAACAGTAACATTCATAGAAATTGGTATGTTTGGAGGCTTTGTGGGTGGTAGAGTTCCACGGAGTTTGTATAGTGACAGATGGGAGCAATCTGTTTACGCCAGGAGTAGGGGTGTCGTTCGTGGGGGATGGATCTTGCGTTGTTGATGCATATTCCGCTGTCTGTCTCCATCATGCTCTCTGCGAAGAACTCCATGCATGTAATGTCGTATATCTCAACGGGCCACGGAAACGACGTGAGACGGGGCGTTGTTTGGCTCGCGATTTCCACGACGTGTCCTTTCGTTTCATCAATGTGTCTACTGTGGCATGCGTAAAACGAGGGTCCAACCCATTGTATCAATTCGTCCGGATGAGGAACGTATGGGCACGTGCATCGGATGTAGACCCCCTTCATATGTTCATTTCTTTGAGCGGCGGTCTCCTTAAGTGTATCTTCAAAAATTGCAGGGCGTTCTTCAGCGTTGCGCTGGACACCGCACACGCCTTGTGGACATCAGTCTTATCAACGTCTACGCCGGATCGTTCGCACGCCACAAACAGACACACACAGCAAACCGTTTCGGGCGTTTTTCCTGCGAGAATATCATTGAATTTGGCGTAGAGTTCCGTGCACATCTTCTGGACTGCACACTTTTGCTTGGGCGGAAGCGACAGACTTGCCAGAGCACGAACGAATAGATCTTCGGCGGTGACGGTGCGGAAAAGCAACATGGCATAGCAGGCATCAGAGAGAACGGTTTTGAATTCTTTGATGGCATCCGTGCAGCATTTGGAGGTGACTTCACACGATGCGGCAATCTCCCGAATGGTTCTCGGGTGTCTGTCGCACGACTGTTCGTGGATTTTGCACCCAAAGTACATTGCCACTGCCGCGTACACTTTAAGATCGCGCTGACGGATCGTTTTCTTGGTCTTCTTGCGGCCATGAACGAAATCGGTGAAAATTTCCCTTGCAGAAGCTGTCATTTTGTGATCAGGCGTGAGGCCAAGTTGCAAGGAGCAAGTATCCACCAGCCTGAGCCCGGTTTTCAGGGTTTTGTGTGGATCACGAGCACGTTTCTTCTTCCCCTCGAAAACAACGCCTGGTAGATCTGGCAAGTAAGCATCATATCGGCCTAACGTGGGACACCTTGCTTGCGCATCATCGAACCATTCGGGTCCCTGTTCCATGGGATGCGCTTCTACGACACGGGCACATGTGGTACAAACGCACTGGTCGCTCGACCAAAGCAGATTCTGCTCTGACAAATTTGCACAATCGCAATTCATTCTGCAAATGAAATGACACTGGCAATAATAATCTCCCGTACTTGTATAAATGGGAGGACAAGGATTGCTTTCTGCCGGTTGGAGCCCGTATCATCACGTCAAGCTGCTGGTGCCTCTGTTCGCAGCGATCAGCCCGATGTTGTACGAACAGTACATCCCCGAGAGTGTCTTCGGGGGACACCACGTCATCAAATCTCTGTCCTATGGCATTTTCACGACGGCTTTGACGTATTTGTTGATGGGTATCATTGAGGAGAAGAAGTACAGGCTCCAGAAGGCCGTGTTGCTCGGTTTGTTGGTGTCGGAGCTGACGATTTTCCATGCCGATGCCAAGGTCCCGAGCATTGTGATGATTGTTTTCATGCTGTTTATGTACCTGATTGCGTTGGGCGTTGACAATGTGCACGACTCGTATTAGAATAAAACCTGACGTATACCATAATGAATCTGAAGAACAGTATCAGGCTCGGTTTCGGCGCAACTGTGGGAAGTATGGGTGCAAGTGCCATTGGCGGTCTCATTGCGTTGGTTGGTATTCTTCTGGCGGTCATGTCGAAGAGAATGGACGGATCAAAGAACAAGATCATGTTCGGGATTGGCGCGGCCCTGGTCGTTGTGGCAGCTCTTCCGTATATGCCCATCTTTGGTCTCTCTGTGATGAGCGAGAGTCTCTCACAGTAGTCATGCACTTAAAGACGAGACGTGTGATCTGAGAGAGTAATGGCGACACCTGACAATACAAGAGACAAGGTAGCATCTCGGTTTGCAAAGACGTTGGAGTCTGAGAGTCTGGGGAAACAGTTGGAGATTGTGCTGTGGAACGATTGTATCCGCAGATGTATGAAAGAAAAGATCCCGTTGAAATGGACGACCGAGTTAAAAGGACGTTCGTTTCGGCAGGTGTACACAAATCGCGCCATTGGTCTGGACATGTATAACCTGCAGACCAATGATACGTTACGACAGAATATACAACGGGGCGACTTGCCCCTCAAAAAGTTTATTAGTATGACGCCCTACGAAATGAATCCAGAGTTGTGGAACCCGGTGTTCGAACGAGTTGCCTATAAAGCCCTTCGAAAGCAGCTTACAGTGGACGTCGAGAATGCACCGGACGGAGCATTCACCTGCAACAAGTGCAAATCGAAGAAGACGAGTTTTTACCAGCTCCAAACCCGATCAGCTGATGAGCCAATGACCTGTTTCATCCAGTGTCTCTCCTGCGGCAAGCGATGGAAGCAGTAGTAACATTCATGACATCGAATTACATCGAGTTTTGAATACTGAGTGCCTCCCTCAGGGTCCGAATGCGTTGCTTTGCGCTGGGGGTTGGATGCCGCCTTGCCAGTTCGCGGGCAACCATGAGCTCCCGTTCGAGGTCTTCGCGGTCCCTGTGCATAGCATGATGACCCGCTTCCTCCATCATCCCCTCATACATTTTCTCTGCGTTTTTCCCGTAATGTTCCTGGAAGAATTTAGCGTTTCGGGGGTTTTTGATGGTAACCTCGGCCTCGTACCCTGCAAAATCGTCTGGGAAATCTTCCCTCCTCTTGCTCATCCATGATCTCACCTTTGAGGCCTTCTTTTGCGCCCCCGTTTTCCGTGCCGGTAGTATTTTTGGTGCACTCTGTGACAAACGCTCATACGCCTCTAGCCGCCTCAATTTCTGGGCATGTTTATCCAACATCGACAAGTTCTCTCCTCCCACACGTCCAGACGATCCACCGGGATAAATGCGTGGTAGTGGGAATTTATCCTCAGCACGACGGAAATTCCACGACGGGATCTCGGAGTAGCTGTGCCTAATGCGATTTTTCAGATGTTCAGGCAGATGCTCAGGGGGTTCGATCCTCCCGTCCGCATAAATCTTCACCCCTGGAATCGTTGACGCCATCTGACCATCGTGTTCCACCGTATACTGCACCGTCTCGAACTTCGTATTCCTCCTTGGCCTCTTTTGTCTCTCTTGTCGTCTCTCTTGCATGTCCTCCGTCGCAGCAGCAGCCGGTGACGAGAACGGGCTGAAATTGCTCATATTGCTCATATTGCTGCCCGGGCTTGCCATGAATCTCGGTGATCTTCTTGGGTAGACCGACTCCTCATCATTTCCTATCCGTTTTCTGTTTCCCCTGGTTGACACCATAATATATTCACAATACTTTTTTTTGATGATCTTGGGTCTGGCGGTGTTTCTCCTTTTTATAGAGTACAATCCGAGGGCATATTAACGACTTGGGTTGTGGGATATTGTCACGAGAGATGTACATGTCTGCAAAGACCGACATGTGTTTGATGGTGTGGAGTGGTTGGCAAGTATTTTGCAGATTCATAACCCGGAGCCGCACACGTGTGAGACCTGGAGATGCTGCGAATAACTTTCTGGTGGACACTGTGGCCAATTTCGCATGCAGTTCCAGTGTGTGCGTGTATGGACCAAGGAGCCTGTACATGGGTTGGACGTTTCTGAGTGTGTCGCAGTGGAAGTATAGGTTTCTGAGTCCTGTTTTGTTGACGGAGGCGTCTACCCTGGGTTTGTTGTGGCATATCACGGAAAGATGCTCCAGTTTGCCAACGGACTCGATGCAAACGGTGGGTTGTCTGAACCAGTTCCCCTGTCTGCACCGTATCTGCAGCGTCTGTATACACCCCAGATTGTCGAGGACTGCCGCGTTCCACGTATCATCAAACGACAGGGAAATGTGAGGAATGTGGTTGAGCAGTGACATTTGAAACCGGTCGATTTGGTAAAAGCACCTGGTCAGATGCGCCATTTCGAGTTTTTTGAGGGGCAGATGTTTGATGGCGAGCAGTTCTCGGATGTTGACGTTGATCCTGGCAAGTCTGAGAACTCGTAAGTTTGTCATATCGAGTACGGGCAGCCTGTGCAGCGGTACTTTGGTGGCGATGCAGGAGAGGATGGACGGTGCGTGACTCCGAATCCATTTGATTCGTTGGTGGTATGTGTACTCTTTGACCACAACGGTTGCGCCGTGCATCCGGTCCACTCGTCTGACGGCCTGTTTGTAGCGTTGACAGACACATGCCAACCTGCCTCGAGACTCTGCGGTGCACAGACGTATGATGTTGTCCAGCACAAGATCGTCGACGTCATCCATGCATTGTGGTGACTTGTTCTCCCCTTTAAGTGCGTCTTGTTGCGTCAAATAATATATGGCGATTCACCATGGGATCTACCAACAACGTCAATTGGGTGAGCAAGACCCTCGGCAAGATCAAGAAACGCCTCAAGAAGGTGGACGGCAACGTCTCCAAGATTGAAAAGCACGTTGAGAGGGCGGACAAGGCTTTGGAGGAGATCAAGGCCGCTGCTGCCGCTCAGGACAACAACAGTGACGGGGGGGAGAGTTGGACAACGCTTCCTACCACCCTGATCGGATGGACCAGCAACACCAGTCGTTTTAGGGGTGGGATGGAATACGCGGAGGTCATTCTTCCCAAGAAAGGATTCCGCTCGAACCAGGGCGTCAACATTAAGTACGATAAACTCAAAGGGTTCCCTGCGACCACTGCCGAGCTGTCGTACGATGTGTTTGTGGACAAAGATTGGGACCCCGTAAAAGGCGGCAAGTTGCCCGGGCTCATCGTCAACAATGGCACTGGTGGTAAGGATTACGCAAAGAATGATGCCTCGTACAGGGTCATGTGGAGGCGTGGTGGTCAATTGGTGGGTTATTTGTATCCATGCACCGACCAGGGCAACATCAAAAAGAACCAGGGCAGGGAGTTTTTGGAGGCCTGTAACAACGAGTTCCCGGATGCTGGCATCGATTTGTGGCGGAACACGAAGGAGAAGGTGCACCTGAAGAAGGGTGAATGGAACTCTGTGACCATGGGGTGGACGCTGAACGATCCCAAGACGTCCAATGCGAAGATCTGGTTGGTCGTCAACGGAAAGAGGTTGGACCTGAGCGATGGGCGTATCACGGATGCATCTGATAAGAACAAATTCAGTGGTATCCAATGGAGCATGTGGTACGGTGGATCGGATGCGAGTTGGGCACCGTCCAAGGATCAGTCATTCAAATTCAAGAACATCCGGTACAGGACGTCGTAGTTTTATTTATAAGTATACAGGTATAATGAGCATTCATCCGTCTTCAAATCTGGTCCGTGCAGTCCAGGCCGGGGATAGCGCCACGGTCAGAAGGCTTGTTCGGGAACACCTCAAGCCGGAACTCGACAGGCTCCCGGTCAAGTACCATGCAACCGTCATTGATATGTATGAGCGTGCCTTTGCCCGGTATGCCAGGGAAGCACGCCGGGATGCTCTGGAGGATGCTGTTCGTCATTCTCGTCGTCAACACAGGTAATACATGCGTCAGTACCACATAAATCTAATCTCGCGTTTCCACATATGGCCGAACTCTATGTGGCAACGCCAGCGTATGGTTGCAAATTGAATGCAGCCTTTGTTGCCTGTTTACTCCAGCTCCAGGGACAGTGTATGAAGCAGGGGATTTCCGTTGCCATTCAGTTGTTGGGGAACGAGAGTCTCATTCAGCGTGGCCGAAACATTCTGATTGAGCAGTTTCACCAGTCCGGCGCAAAGTTCTTGCTCTTCCTGGATGCGGATCTTGCATTCAATCCCTCGATGATCACCGACCGATTGCTTCCGTTTGCTCGTCAGCGCCCAAACTCTGTGGTGTCTGGTGTGTACCCCAAAAAGTCGTATAACTGGGCACAGGTCAAGAAAGGGTCCACGGAGCCCATCCAATCGCAGGTCGTTGATTTTAACATCAATATCGTTAAAAAAGATACAAAGGTGGAAAATGGGTTTGTTGAAGTCCTGGATACGGCAACTGGCTGTATGATGATTCCCCGTGATGTGATCACGTTAATGAAAGAAAAGTACCCGGAGCTGAAATGCGTGAATGACATCAACCCGGGGAAGCACCCCGTCAAAGAGTATGTGGCCATCATGGACTGCATGATTGATAAGGATTCACAGCGGTATCTCAGCGAGGACTATGCTTTCTGTCGTCGATTCCAGCAAATTGGAGGCACCATTTACGCCGATATTGCATCGACCATGTGTCACATTGGTACCCACACGTATTCCGGTGACGTGCGAGAACGATTCTCATTTACATTCACCGGCTAGGGGCTTAAAGAAGTATGTTTGGCCGTGAACCAACAAGATCACCATGCTTTGGCTCGTCGCGCTTGGTCTGTGTGCTTTCCAATCCTACCGACTCGAACAATGCATGAAAGAGCTCCGTGAATCGATGAAAATTGTGGGTGAACTGCTTATGCTGGAGGATGAAGACTCTGCGAATTCTTCCCAGACCTCGGAGGAGGGCGAGATTTGTCCCGAGACGTCCGTCACCGACAGCAACAGCAGCTTTGTGGACCAAACCACCGGCAACACACCGCGAAATGATGACCATGTGGTAGTGACCAGCAGGAGGAGAAGCGTGTGGCACCCTCGTTCATTGTGGTGATAAAAAATACGATTTGTAACTCAGAGCATGGCAGCGACAACAGCAACAACAGCCAAGACGCGTATCATCTTCGCGGTGGTTACTCATACAGACGAAATCAGTCTGCAGTGCACAACATCCCTTCTAAAGCTGCAGCAACTTGCCGCTCGTCGTGCGGATCTTGTGATGGATTTCCACATCATCAACAGCGTTGGAGATGCTTTGAACATGTACTCTGACGGTGAGTACGTTGTGATCGTGGACGCCAGGAACGGGTTTTCTGCCGACTTTATCTTTGGTGCCATTGACGGTGGCCGTGATGCTGTATACGGCGTGTACCCCCTGTCTCAGGTGGACTGGGAACGAGTCAAGGCAAGGGTCCAGAGTGTATCTTCTTCGGAACCCATGGGGCATGCCGGAAACGTGTACAACGTCGTGCCGGAGGGGTCGTCGATGAGCCGATACATCCCCATCAAAAGCATTAAAGAGAGCAAGGTGATGATTCTCCGGGCCTCCGTGATCGAACAGATGGTCGGAGAACACACCAAGACTGTCAAAAACGGCAAGCCTTTCCACATCATCCACTTTGAGTCCTCTTCCGACGACGAGCTGCTCAACCCCGACCAGACCTTTTTCAAGGCGCTGCAGAGACACTGTGCCGTTGTTGCGGATTTGGAGGAGCAGTGTACATTATCTGGCAGTGCGCAGTTTGCGGGTTGTGTAGGACAGCGTGGATTCGTTCGTTAATTATTCAGAAAAATCATTTTAAAACAGTTCCCTACGCAGACCATCTGTTTGCCTCTTCGGAGGTCCCTGATGGTGTGGGTTGTGATCGTACACGGTCAGTCCTTGCCTTCTCCTCAGTTCCCGCGCAGCCTGTCGCCGCAGCCTTGTAATGGTTTTCCTGGTGAGGTATTTGACCTGTCCCGTGATTTCTTCCTCCGTCAGTCCCATCTTGCGCCCGTGTCTAATCAGCTCATCCTGGATGTGTGATGGTACCGCTTCCCTTGGAACGATCCCGGTCTTTGTCAGTATATTGTGGCGGATATGAGGCTCGACTGGTTGTCTGTACATATCTCGTATTTCGCCGCCGCTATGACGCGCAGCACGCAGCAACTGACGAGCGTTATGGGTCTGTTTGCCAATGGTGACAGCAAACCGTTTGGGGAACTTTTCAAACGTGTAGGGATCGACATTGTTACTCAGATTGTCCATGTGTAATATATTAGCATTATTTATTTATTTTTGGCGGATGCTTTGTTGAGACAGAAGGTTTTGCACACGACAGAGTAGTCTAGTCCGGGGTATGCTCTGCATGCTGTTGCGGGATTCTTAATGAACTTGCCGCATGCATCTTTGAGCAACGGTCCCTCCTCCGACAGTCCGCGTTTGTGTGACCAGACGTGTGCATTTCGGACGAGCACGAGATCACCCGCGTTGGCTTTGGATGGATCGCCTGGGATATGGACATCCTTTTCCGGGACGCCAAATTCACGCGCGATGGCCCGTATCGACCTTGGAGTCTGGATTCTGTAGAGGACGTGTTTATGATGACGGTACCAATGATAATCTTGATCCGGCGAGAGGACGGCCATGACGTGGTACTGGTTTTTGGAGCACTTGGAATTGACGTTGCTGGGCGTGAGTGTCCACCCCATGCTTTTTGCATCGTTGATGGCTCTCTCTATCAGGTCTGCGCAGTTTGACAGGTCAATCGGGGAGTCTTTTCCCGAGAGTTCGCCCGGCTGCAGTTTGTTGCCCTGTTCTGTGTCGTAATGGTCGATGGCATAGGCATAGCAGTTATTGGACGACCTGCCAACGGGTGATCTATACAGCAGATTCGAGTAGGTGTCCTTGGAATTGGTGATTGACATGATTATTGAGGTATGTTACATTTTTAATTCACGAGCATCAATAGGAGACATGTCACCGCTTGCTCAAAAGTCGGCGTTCAGGTTTGCACGTATCCAGGTTGCGGTTGACATGTGCACAGAGCCGGAACGGTGTAAATGGCTCTACAGACTGGCAAATATTGAGCTTCAGCGATTTTACAGACTGTACGATTCATTCAAATGAGGCAGCAATTACAGGGATGGCGACGGTGTGGGCGAGGCGTTCTTCCTGTCTCGGGTCCTCCTCACCACCGCTGCCCTGCTGACGCGCTTACGGCCCGTTGGTGTAGGTGGTGGTGGAGCCACGGTGATTGTCTGCTGCTGTACGTGTTTGCGAAAGAGACTGGGGGTATGTTCATCCGTGTGTTCGTGCGTGATCAGGAGATCGTCATATAGACACAGCACGCTGCAATAACAGTTTCGTCGTTGCACCACGTTGGAACAGGAAAGACACTGGTGTTGCCCCGCCATACGCATCGAGGGCCGCAGCAGAGTGACCCGTGCCCCGTTGGAGACGTATGACATGACGTCCGTATGATACGGAAGAAAATGCTTCACGTCATCATATTTCATGGCAAGCTGGTAGGTGTACTTGTAGATCTGGTAGCTTGGTTTGTTGGCATCCCCACACTGATCGCAGCACACTTGAGTATTGTTCTCATTCCAGAAGACGAATCGTTTTCTGAATCTTCCACAGCAGGGCACGTGGTAGTCGTTCGAGTGGTCCAAAAGACGACACAAAACATCCGCCATCTTGCTCCAAAAAATTAAAAATCCACGTCAGGAGAGGTCCTATTTTTTCTTAATAGACTGGAGAGGCTCATGAGTACACTAGCACTGAAGAAATTTGACATGGCCAAGACTGATGATAGGCGGGTGTTTTTGATCGTGGGGAAGAGGAATTCTGGAAAATCAGTCGTCTTGGCTGATCTTTTATACCACAAACGCCACATCCCGATGGGTATCCTCAAAAGCAGCACGGAGGAGGCCACGGGTTTTTTCCAGCAGACGTGTGGTGTTCCTGATGCGTATATTTACAGTGACTGGCGTCCTGATGTGATTGACACCATCATTGCAAAGCAGAAACGCCTGGCCAAGGAAGGAACCATGCGTAATATCTTTATCGTGCTTGACGACCTTGCTTTCAATAAAACGCTGTTCGTGTCCAAGCAAATGAGAGAGCTTATGTTTAACGGTCGTCATTATGGCATTATGCTGGTTATTACCGCCCAGTACCTCATGGACCTGCCAACATATTTCCGGAGCAACGTTGACTACGTGATAACCACCCGAACGCCTGGAGTACAAGATAGGGAGCGTCTGTATAAGAACTTCTTCGGCGTGATTCCGACGTTCAACATGTTCCAGAGCATCATGGACAACACAACTGAGGACTACCATTTACTGGTGGTGGACAACACGACACAGAGCAACAAGCTGGAAGAGAACGTTTTTTGGTACAAGGCCCCCCTCCGTGGCCCCAATTCGAAGAACTTTAAGATTGGGTGTCCGGCATACCACAGTTTTGCGAACAAGCACTCGAAAAAGGAAGATGAGAACGACCGGGTGACAAAGAAGTCGGCATTCAAAGTGAAGCGGATCGGTAAAAAGTAGTGCTAATAAAAACTGGCGTCGACGAATCTTCTGGCCTCTGGGTGACCAGCTTCCAGTGCATCTTTGACGGACGTATACGGTGTTTTTTCCCCAACACCCCGTAGAATCATGGGGTCAGCTTCGAGTTGGTAGGGTCCTTTCACAACTCGAAGTTTTGCGTCGTAGACATGCGCCTTCAGCCTGGCAGAGTTTCCCGAGGCGCTCCCCTGTCCGACCCAATCTATTCCGTGTATATACCCAAAGCGGATTAGATTGATTCGCGTATCTGTATAATTGATCGTCATCATCCAGCAGTCCCTGGACTTTCCCTTTGTGCTCATGTAGCCTGGTGATGAGCACCTGTTGCCGTAGACGTGTCTGCTGCCTTTCTGCGAACACATTTTGAGTTCAAAGGAGTACCTGGCGTCAATGCAATTAAAGTCGGGGTCTTTGGCGGACCTGGGTGCGAGGGGATCTGGCCACATGACGGGATCGACGGTGTGGAGTTGGTGGGTCATGAGCTCCTGAAACAGCTTGCCGATGACCTGCGCGTCGATTCGCAGCGACCTGAGAGGCCGTCTGCCAATGCGTGTGTCCCAGAGCGAGTTCCATGAGGCATTCACCACCCGGAGGATGGTGGTTTGTGGCAAGATGTGTTGATGGTGCATGTGTCATGGTTACTGATTGTTGTCGTCTTTAAGTTGTTATCTCATTCTCATTGTTGGGTTCTTCTTCCGAAATCCGAATGTGTACACTGCCAACAAGTCGGACCCGGCACAGGAACTGTAATATTCCGTCAATGCACCGTGCCCCATCCTTTTTGGGACATGCTGGCCAGAGTCGTTGGAGTGCTGGGTCGCAGGAGACGATATCTGCTCCCACCTGCTCCCATCCATCTGTATCCGATGCGTGTACATTGATATCAACACCTGTTAGTCGTTTTGATTTGGAGATGTACAAACGCTGTGAATCTCGAAATGAAACAACGACTACCCATACATTCGCAAGACGATTGAGCGCTCTCCGTTCTCCCATCCCCACACCGGCAGCAGCCCCCTGTTCGAAAGAGAACATATGCATTTGAATTGAATTTGAATCAATTGAATATGTTGTAGAGGTGACGGGGGTGACAAAGATGATGACGGTGGTCACGTGTGATTTCCGGAAAAAAGTCGGAAAACGCGCGCACCCTATACCCTATACCCAAAGCGGACATAACCAGTATCGGATACACAGGAGCGTGATTGACATTGTTACAAACGAGCGGTATACGTATAATCATCTGAAAGTGTAAAATAACTACATGTATCTGGACGGAACTCTTCGTGCTCTCTTTGGTCGTCGAGGACTACCGCCACCACTGCTGCTGCTGCCGCTGGATGCTCCAGATGATGCAGCAGAAATGTTGAGAACACCAGCTGGGGATGACGTTGGCTTCATTAACGATTCCCAGGCTCGCAAGGCTTTCGCATTGGGGTTGTACCACGTGAGACCCGGAATGCGTTTCTGCTGCACTGCGTCCACATGGGGCTCTACTGATTTCCACGCCCCGTGCAGGTTGTTTCGGCGCAGGTGTGGTTCCATGCGTGTCCGGTGTGTCTCTGACAAGTAGACCCCAAAGCCGAAATCGATGATTTTAATGCGAGGACGCCCGTTCTGCATCTGGACCAGCACATTTTCATCGTGCAAATCTGCATGAATGAATCCAGCACGCATCATGATTCCCACGGCGTCCCTGAGCTGATCCAGCAGGTTGGCATCCATTCGATGACGTGCAAGGTAGGCTTTCAACGTTTCACCCTGGACGTATTCCATTCCTGTGATGGCGAGCATGTGTTTGACATCGATGCCCGAAAAGTACAGGGCTGGTACGTATTGCGGGGCTCGTTCTAGCATGTACTGGTGTGCCTTCGCCTCTCGAATGCTCCGGGCAACGAAGGCTTTGTTGGTTTCTCCGTACTCTCGTTTTGCCACTTTGACAATGATGGTGGAACCGCTCGGAGGTAACGGGGACTCTCCCACCGAAAACCGAAGGGTGTCTCTGTAGTGCCGCATGTCAGAGCTCACTGGGACTCTGAACACGCTCCCGTATGAGCCACCCCTCCAATAGACGGCAGAAGGAAGGAGTTTTTGCATCACCTTCTCAGCATTTGTATCAACGAGTTTGTATTTGCCTCGAAACGGTCTTTCTGCCGGCACAGGGAATGCCTCGTTAATGACAGATGGATCGAGCACCCTTGGTACATGAGATTGACGGGGTGCACCTTGGTAATGTGCTGGTGGACTGTATTGCATGTGTTACTTACTGATGCTACAGGTATTAATTAGAAATCAGTTGATTCATAAGCCATGACAGGTCCCCACTGCTGTCAACAACTTCCACACGCAGGCTCCCCTTTTTGATTCGGATAGACGCAAACGGGTAAAGTTACAAGTGACTAAAGAGTTTTTGAAGACGCACATAGACCTCCGGACTCTCTGCAAAAAACTCATACCGCTCCAAAGACCTCCACCCTGTCACCTCATCTTCGTACATCTTGCGCACCCAAAGATCATCTTCCACGTGAAAGTAGGCACTGGTTTGAAGCCACGTATCGGGCACGAGACCCTCCACGAGACAGCCCTGGTGAGGGATCTGTATGTAGGGGTAGACGAGGGCAAACCAGTGGGCCAGCAGCACGTGCCTGGAGAGGCTCTGGAGGTAGAGGGCGTATTCGGAGATGTACGGTTCGCTGATCAACGGGGGCAGATCGGCAGTAGGTTGGATTGTTTGGAGTGACACGAGGTCGGCTTCGAGTTCGTTGGTGTAATGTGGCAGATGGCGAGAACGAAAGACGCTGTGGATATGTCTATGTTCTGCTAGGAACGTTGCCACCTTGCACACATTAGCCTTTTTGCACCGAGCGGCGCAGAGATTCCGTTTCAAACGTGTTCCGTTGCGCATTGATCATCTGCAGGATGGCTTCTGCTTGCTCGTCACTTCCCAAGGAACTCTTTAAGCAGTTGATGATGTGATCTTTTTTGACACCCTCCGTGCGCTTGCTGGTCTTTCTGGAGAGCTTGCCGTCCGGTACTTGGAACTCGTCGATGGAGTTATCTTTCATGAACCGAAGGATGGCATCCGACAGATCCTGCTTTTTCTTCTTCAGATCTCTCAATCCCTTGGTGCACAGGGTGATCTCGTCATGCAGTTCGATGAACGTCCTCACGGCGTCCTTGAATGTAACCTCGGTGAGATGGGTGGACATGCTTTCCCGGGCATTCTGGTTTCTTTAAGTGTCATGTCAGGGTCGAAATTGGCGGAAAAAATTCTCTCAGATCATTAACATAATGGACAACGGTCTTCATCTTCTTCTCGCCGCTGGTGCAGTCATCTTGCTCATCCTCATCATCCGCAGTAGGTCTTCTTCGGAATCGTATGCCCCGTTGGAGGAGGCCCCGGTGACCTATGCCCCGGCAGGACAGCCAGCACCACGCATCATCAACCCCGAGGAGACGAAGGGAGCCTTGCTGAAGGCGTCCCTGGGTCAGCCAACCTCATGCTCGGCCTCTGCGAACATGTTGCCCAAGCCGCCTGCTGATGACGGGTTCGGACAGTTTGCTCCCGACCCGAAGGAGCTTGCCGGCCAGAACTTCATCGATGCCTCCCGGTGGGTCACCCTTGGCGCCATGAGCACCAAGAGGAACATCTCCAGGGATATCAGGTCGGAGATCCCCATCCCCAAGAACAATGCCGTCTCGCCGTGGAACCAGTCCTCGATCGACCAGCAAGTGGAAGGCCGTCCCCTCGACTGCCCCACGGATCTCAACTGATCCATGCATGCTTTTTCCATGCAGACACATACGTATTATCAAACCATCACGTGAAAATCATGATGTTTTGATGATAATTTGAAAGACGACTGATCAATCAACAAGATCCGGTGTGACAATTCTCCGGGGCGATGAGCGGGATCGGTTTGTCAACAGTCCTGGTTGCAGGGGTGACGCCACACCAGTCCCCACGGGCCTGATACCCGACGCTGCCCTTGCGTGTTCCAGGGTATCCGTACCATGCAAAGGGACGCCAAGACTCCTGGAAGCGGTAGAGGAGTAGAGATGCTATGACGGCAGTGATCAGGAAGATGTACAGATGCATTGTACCAGAGCAATACATATATTTTTACATGAAGTCGGCATCAATCTCCGACTTGATATCGTCATGAGTATCTACGGGGTCCTCTGGCGGATCGTCGTCCTGGATCATGCACTGCACGGGCACCAACTGCAGCTGCACAACCTGCCACGTCACACCAAACTCGTGTCGTCCGAAGGAGATCCTGTTCATCTCCAGCACCATGCGGGCCGTAGAGTTCTCCGGGACGTCTTCCCTTCCGATGGGCCGTTTGTTGGCATCGAAACAGGGGACGTCCGGTGCAACCTTCACCTTGTACCCCTGGTCGGAAAAGAACGATTTGTAGCCTCGCCTCAGGATCTCATCGTCGAGGTCCTTGGCCAGCGTGAACCATTGCTTCTTGTTGGAGATGCAGACGTCCTCGATGTCCTGTTCCGTCTGTTTGAAGAAGGTCATCATGTTCTGGTCGCCTTGTATGTAGACGAAGGGCACCTGTGGATCTTCGATGCTGGTCGTCAGGACCACTGGGGTTGTTTGAATACGCACGGGGGGATCAATGGGAACCACGAACAGTTTGGCAGAGGTATCCTTCACAACGTCTCCGAATCCCTGCTGGGTGATCTGAACGGTTTTGTATGGCACGGCGCTCATGAGATGGAAGGATACAATTTTATTGGTAAACGAACGCGCATCATCTACTTGGACGAAGCACGGATTTGCTTGGAGTGACGCATGAGGACCGTGGCAGCCTTGCGAAGCTCCGTGGCCATCTTTTGCATCTTCTTCTGTCCTGCTGGCTTGGCCGCTGCTGGTTTCCTGGCAGCTGGCTTGCGGGTGGCAGTGGTCTTCTTGGCGGGTCTTGGGGGCATGTTGGAGTACCGTCCGTTTTTTTTTCGGATCAGAAAACGTATAAATCGGGCTCGACAAGACACTGTGGAGGGGGTGGAGGGACATAGGCAGCTCGCATGACCATGAGTTCGCTATGGAAGTCTTTCAGGGCGTCCACCCGATCAGCAAACCATTGGCGATCTCGTTCTACCACCTGGATACTAAAGATTTCCTGCTGGTCGGGTGCCAACCATTCAGGCATCCACTGAATAAAATAGCACTGATTGAGACCAACGACTTCTAACTGCACCTGAATCTGAGCGTAGTACACTGCAGGAACGCTGGTGGGGCTCGGTTTCCTGGAGTATGGGCACTTGATCTCAATGAGACGGCCTGTGCTGGATATTCCGTCCGGACTGGCTCCAAGCCACGGGTATCGTTCGTGGACCAACAAGCCAACCTCCCACGCCGATTCCCCCAGTGCAAGCATGGCCCGCTCCCTGACATCATCCTCATACTTTTGGCCGTGTCTTGTCATGTGGTTGCCTGTAAACGTTCCGCTTGTTTTTTGGCGGAGACAGTCTCGACGAGGATACCGTTGACTTTTGAACGCGGGGATGTTGAGTGCTCCTCCAGCATCACTTGCCGTGATCAGTCCCTTGCGCACCTCGTACCATTCTGGAGAGCGTTGTATAAATTGGGGTCGGGCTAAGACGCCTGCAATACAGGGGTGGATTGTCTGAGGATCACGAACGCCCGCAGCAATACTCGAAACAACGTCTGTCATCATGGATACTGACACACCATTCTCAATGTTTCTTTAAGCACATCAGAAAATCCCAAATAATTTTCCGGTGTAGGGTCATGTTGGTGTTGGCAATGAACGCACCCAAAAGAGCCCATATTGCGAGGAAATACTGCTTCAAAGCGACAGCTACTCTGTACAACAAGGACCGGACGTTTGGAACCTTTGTATCGTATGGAAAAACGATTGAAGTTGCAAAGAATGTGGAACTGGCGTGTCAGATCTGTTTGAACGAATCGGAAGACTTTGAGGAGGCGGTATGGGATGAGGTGAAAATCGTTGCATACGAAGAGTGTCCCCAGGAATGCTCAGCAAAGGTGTTCTGGGTGCCAAACGTCGAGGATGAGGATAACGACAACTAAATTATCTCTCCCCTCGTATAGATATGCAGTGCCCTGGCAATCTGAGAAGAGACAAGCAAGGAAAGTGCCGGTGCCCCAGACAACTCCCGTATTACCACCCGGGGTTGCGCCGCTGTGTGGCAACAAACCCCCGCCTTCGACGCCCCCAGCAGGTCCAGAGATGTCCGGCGAATACGGTGCGGACGAGTCAGGGTCGGTGCAGATGTCCCAAAGACCTCCCTCGTTGGTCAGGGACGCTGTGCATACGGCCTCCTATTCCTACATGTAAAAGCAACCTCGTGCGAACCAAGTCGGGTAGGTGTCGATGCCCTTCGTCTGCACCCTATTGGAACGGAAGCGTGTGTACAGCATCAAAGCAGCAAAGACCACGACGTGGTGGGAATGTGGTCTTCACCATAGACGAGGCCTCGTGTAAAGATGAGAACGGACAATGGATTCAGGGGTACAACAACCGCTCCATTTACGAGGATCTGGTGGAGTGGTCAGCCAAGGCCACTGAGCTGTACAATAAGTATACTCGCCTGCAGATCACGAGTGTTGTCAGCTATGGTGCAGAAGGCTGGAGAACTTCCAACGGAGGATGGAATTGGGGGGCCGGAGAAGGCACGATCATCATGGGGAACAACAGAAATTTGGAAATATTCCTCCACGAATTTGCCCATGTTGTTTGCACAAGGTATTCTGACCAGTGGAATGCGTTGACGGGTGACGGGGGTGTTTGGACGGGTGACAGAGTGAATCGCATCATGAAGAAATTTGATGGACCTGATGCCGTGATGCATGTTGACAACATTACCCATTTCTGGCCGTACGGGTTTATCGAATCGCGTGCCATGCCCTATGGAACTCACATTCGGCATGCGATTATTGTGCAGGCGTTTTACGACGACATGACAAACCTCCTGTGTCCCGATACATCAACCAGGTGGAACCCGGACACGAATTCATGCCAGGACACGAATTCATGAATATCTATCTACTACTGTATAATGGAGGATCTTCGTGAGACGTTGATAAACGATACACACCGAGACGTCCCGACCCTGCTGCGAGAACGGCGGACGTGGCGGCGTGTTTCCGAGCACTTGGAAGTAGCAAGCAAGGTGATCATTACCGCGGGAGGAATTGTGTCGTATGCAGCTTGCAGCGATATCTTCGGAGACTCGCGGGTGAGGCTCATCGCGTTTGTCGGTGGCAGCATGAATACGGTGGGGATCGGGTGTTTGAACCTTGCATCATATGCAAAGCAACAAGCAGCGGAGCGGGAACATGCCATTCAGACCATCGCGGCTCACCAGCAAATTTCCGTTCCAGACGTGACGGCATCCTTCGGGGTGGTGAATGAACAGTGACCAGTGGCTTAAAGAGGGTGGGTGGGTCATCAGAAGTTCGATAAAAGCGCTATCATCATGGAAACAGAGCCCGTGACCGTCCTGGGGGGATTTTCGACACATGTGCTGGTCGAACCCCACAAATCGAACTTCCTGGAGCAGGTCTCCGACTTGTGGTCCGGCTTGTCGCATCATAAAAATCGATTTCCTGGACCCAATCCTTGTAGCATCGAGAAGAGCGATTTCGATGTGATCAGACGGCAGGAGTACAAAATCTGCGAGAAGACCGATGGGTACAGAATGCTGCTGACCGTCTGCATGTTCGGGGAGTACAAGCTGGTCACGCTCATCTCCAGGGCCTGGGATGTCTACGTGATTCCGCTGAAAAAGTGTCCGAGGGTGTGGTACCAGGGCACGGTCTTGGATGGCGAACTTGTGCGGACCAGCGCGGGAGAGTGGGTGTGGATGGGTTTCGATGCGATCGTTGTTGGGGGCATTCCCGTCTACCGTGATCCGTTAGAAGATCGATTGGAGGCCCTCAGAAGATCGATGCACTGTTACCGCCACAGCCCCGGCGAAGTGGAGCTCAGGCTAAAATCGTATTACAACACGCTTGAGGAGTACCAGCAATACCTACCAAGTTTGCAGCACAATGTTGACGGTATTATCCTCACACCAGCACGGCTTGGGATCACGGTGGGACGGCATCGACAGATGTACAAGCTGAAGAACGCCGGCGACCATACCGTCGATTTTCTGTACAAGGAAGACGGTTTGCATGTGTATGACCAGGGTGGGAAGGAGCACGTCTGTGTTGCTGAGATGAAAATCGATATTCCACCAGGGAGCATCATCGAGTGTTCGTATCACGGCAACACGTGGAAATTCCACCACGTTCGTCACGACAAAACCACGGCAAACGATATGCTCACGTACCGGAACACGTTGAAGAACATTGATGAGAACATTCAGATCCACGAGGTTGGTACTTTGTTGACGACACGGCAATGAGATCACAGACACATCTTGCGATCTTATTGCTGCTTGTTTGTCGTTCGTTTGCGATCTTCCCGTTGTCTAGGAGGCAGAGTACACGTCAACGGATTGGGGGAATTGTCGAACTTGCAGGGGCTTGAAGTAGGCATGCTTGATCAGCACGTGAGGCTCCATCCCGGGAACCCTTTGAAGATCGAGTCGATCATCGCTTTTGAATGGCAGTGATTTGAGGAAGGATATCGTTTTGGGAAGCTGTTTGGTCTTGCCTTGCATGTTTCGAAGGACGGTTTTGAGGAAAAAGTGTGTGTCATAGGTTGGGTTGGGTGTCTGAGTCACCTTGTACTTTCCCGAGACGACCCGTTCGTTTTGTAGAGATTTATGGTTTGGGACATGTGTAAAGTCGTAATCAGAGAGGGCAACGATGGTTGGAGTCGTCACCAGGAACTTTGACCCGTTGATGGCGTACCCGATGGTTTGTGGCTTTGTGGTTCGTTTGACAAGAACGTTGTTTGTTGACAGGTCATTGTGTCGAAACCCCGGGTACTTGTGCTGGAGGAGTGCGAGCGTGTAGAGCACCCCGAAGATGGCCTGACAGACGTTGGTATCTGTGAGGGTTTTCGATCTTCCCCGAAGCCATTTGGTCATATCGCTAGAGAATTGCTCCATGAAGCAGATGTTGTTGTATTTGAGCTGTGTTGACGTCGATGTTTTCATTCGAGACGGGATGAGTGGTGCGAGCTTCTGTGGCATGTTTTGACAGTCGGAGCTGCAGTAGATGTATACAAAGTGGGGCGATTTGTAGCCGTTGACCAGTGCGTTTGTCATGCTCGAAAACGCATTGCTGACCATGATCGAGTCTCTATTTTTGACGTGTTTGGCGGTGTCTGCGTGACCAGCACGTAACTCCTTGGCAAATTCGGCCATGGTGTTGTCTCTATAGTACGACAGTTTCATGATCACTGTATGTCGCCCGTCTTGGATTCGGAAGACGTCAGAGTACCTCCCCGATCCAATAAACGTTATATTCATTAATAGTTATTCATCAGATTATAAAAAACGACTATAGGCTTAAAAAAACACACTTTCATGGGATTTCCATGTTGACCTTGCTTCTGCTCTACATTCCGGCCCTGCTTGCGTACCTCAAAACGGAGCACGTGGCCAAAGACCAGTATGCCGTCAGAAAGAATGCGTGTTCCGTGCTTCGTGAGTACATCTCGCTGGCTTCTTTGCCACCGTCGGACGGACCGTCGCGAGCGGACCACGTAGACAAGTTGCGACTGGCGCTGGAGAAGTGTAAGAAATCCACCGACGATCCCGGAGCCCTGGCATATGGCAGCCTGTTGGTGATGCATGAGGCACTGAGCAAAAAGTCACCTATGATGGAAAGACCTGTAGACGATGTGCAGGATACCTGTCACAAAGACGCCTGGAATCACGAATCCAGCTACATCCGAGAGTTGTTCGGGATGCAGCTTGACCATCCTGGCCTGGGGATCACGCACCCGTTTGTTGTGGATGCAAGGCAAACCAAACAGGAGACGCTGCCGCAGGCCATTCGCGAGGTTATGGGGAACGTCACCACTGTGCGACGAGCCCCGCTCATGCTTATGTGTCTTCTCCAACCGGGAACGAGCGTTACATCCGAGATGGTGTTCGGCCACGTGGACTATTCGCTATTTGCCATGGCAACGGCGGATTCCGTGGTGGTCAGAGGAGATCAGGCATGGCATCGATACGCCGCCGGTGGCCAGGCATGTGGTAAAATGGCAAGGATCCAGGATATATACCGTCTAAAGCCCCACGCCGTGGTCTTTCAGAGACAGTGTAGATGATTACTCGTTTCCCGGGATATGCGTATCAGTATACCGAGAAACGAGTTGGATGTAATATCAGATAGTGTTTGTCTTACGGACTGTTCCCACCGCATCGTACTGTGTCATTGCTCACCTGTTGCATGATCTTCATCATCTCCGTATTATGCCTCATTTTCTCCTTGGACAGCGTGTACAAATGTTCGTCGGCGGTCATACTTGCTCTTCCACTTGGAATCGTGACGTTTGGATTATACACCGCCACGAACCTGTAGATATCCACATGGCGTGGGACATTCACCCCGTCGTGTGAGCCTGCCCGGACGGCTCTGGCGATGGCCTGTTGAATGGCTGCCTCATTCCAATCCGGCTCAACAATCATCACGGCACTCGTATTTTTGAGATCCAGTCCAGTCCCTGCAGCCTTGGACAACAGCAAGACCTGGATCTCGTCGTTGTTGTATTTTGCTTTGGCGTCTTCTCTCGCCGCAGCAGACCCGGTCCCATCAATGGTCCTGAATGTGATCCCCGCACGGCGCAGCATACTACGGAGGAGGGTGAGGACTTCCGAGGTCCAAACCGAGTAGATGACAACCTTTTGTCCCTTGTTTGTGTACTGCTGTGTCATCTTCATAAGTACATCCAGTTTGGGGCTATGTTGTGTCTCCGGGACGTGTATATTGTGCAGACGAATTTTTCTTTCCTTCTGCTGTCGCAAGAACCCGGGCAGGGTCTTTCCTGGCAACGCACCGTCGGGATACATATATGTGCCAAGACGTCTTGTCTCACTCTTGTAAGCTTCTCTGATGGGTAAACCGGTAGCCGGGTTGATTTCTTGTTTACCTACAACCTTAAGATACTTCTGTGTTTGTGCGTACGTCATTGGGACTCTGACCACCCTTGTTTCTGTGGATGGATACAAATCGAGGTACGCTGCGTTACTTTTATCCGGCGCGTAATACAACAATGTGCACTTGAGATACTGTTTAAGGATGTCTTCTTTTTCGGGGTTGATGCCGCCTGCCAGCAAAAAGTTACTGGCAAAGGCTTTATTGAGTGCAGCCACTTCCGGACCGCCCAAGTTGGAGTTCTTTGGCATTCTCAGCAACGCCCGTCTCACATATCCGACCGGATCGCTCGTATATTGTGGTGGTAGTTGGTTCTCATTCATTTCCCGAATACGATGCGTGACCATACGGAATGTCTTTTTCAGATTGATTAAGGCAATCACTGCAGCAATATCCGAAGGAGCATTCACCAACGGCGTTCCCGTCATGGCCAACACTTTGTTCGCAGAGTTTGTTGCTTCCATGGCTGCTACGAATTGTGGCCCCTCTCCGCTCCGGAACAGGTGCACCTCGTCGATCACAAGCAATGTTTTTGAGGTGATATTAGACTTACCAACGGAGTCGTGTGTTGTGAATGAAAACTTAGACGCAACATTTAGAGCCAATTCCATCTGTTTCAATTGCTCCTTGAACTGACCAACAACTGCCTTGGGTACTGCGCATACAACCTTGTCGATTTGTCCTGCGTGTATGAGATTCACACCCACAGCCAAGGCCGTCAACGTTTTCCCGCTGCCCATGTCGTAGTACAACAGGAGTCCCTCTTTCTCGGGTCTGGCAAGCATGACCTTACACGCGTCGACTTGGTGTTCCCTGAGGTTAAACTTGCCGAATTTGGTGATCAGACCATCCGATGCGATGTGTGGTCTCCCAACACTCTGGCTGTTGGCGGTGGAATTGTTGGTAAGGTTGACAATGGAGGTTGTGCTGCTGGAGGGTGAGTTCCAATCACTTATCAACAGAGAAGAAGAAGAAGTGATTGAAGAAGGCATTCCAATGCTGTTGCTGTTGCTGTTGCTGTTGCTGTTGCTGAGGCTGATGCTGAGGCTGATGCTGTTGTTGCTCTTGTTTTCCAGTTCAGAGTTCCCCCCCGAGTTGCTCAATGTTGGTGTTGTTTGTTTTAGCAGTCGTTTCCCGAGTTGACTGGTAGCCTTGACACAGCGTCCGGTTGAAGGGTTGCACACTTGTCCCTTCGCGCAGGGTTTCTCCGGGCACGTTGCTTTTGCCTTCTTGGTGGCTTTGGGCTTTGGTGGATTAACGCATCGCCCAGACGTAGGATTCAGGACCTTGCCTTGCTGTTTGCAACGCTGAGTCTTCTCCTGATTGGTCATATTTTGGACCCTCTTCCTGCGGTGTGCTGATGTTGCCATATTGTTGTTGCTTGTGTTGTTGTTGCTTGTATTGTTCTTGAATGATGACAAGAAAAGCAGATTTTGAGCCCCAGATACAGCCGATGGTGTTGTTTGTTTTAGAAGTCGTTTCCCGAGTTGGCCGGTAGCCTTGACACATCGTCCGGTTGAAGGGTTGCACACTTGTCCCTTCGCGCAGGGTTTCTCCGGGCACGTTGGGTTGACAATAGGTTCACTTATCTGAGAAGGAGAAGAAGAAGGTGGGCGCATACCAAAGTTGTTGATGATGCTGTTGTTGCTCTCGTTTTCCAGTTCAGAGTTCCCCCTCGATGTTGGTGTTGTTTGTTTTAGCAGTCGTTTCCCGAGTTGACTGGTAGCCTTGACACAGCGTCCGGTTGAAGGGTTGCACACTTGTCCCTTCGCGCAGGGTTTCTCCGGGCACGTTGCTTTTGCCTTCTTGGTGGCTTTGGGTTTTGGTGGATTAACGCATCGCCCAGACGCAGGATTCAGGACTTTGCCCTGCTGTTCGCAACGCTGAGGCTTCTTTTCGATGGCAATGAAGTTGACGTCGTTGTTGTTATTGCTGTTGTTGTTGTTTTTCATCATGCGTTTGTAATTCTTATTGTTGCGTGAATAGTTGTATTTGTTGGCATTAGGAGTGTAGTTGTCGTTGTCGTTGTTGCTGTTGTAGTTCTCAATCAACCTCAACCTTCTTCCCGCTGAGCCACTGGGTGAACTGACCAACTCACTAGGCTGACTTACCGGTGGTGTGGTTGTCTTCTTGGTCTTCTTAGCCGGTGCTGGAGACTTTGCCCTTGAAACAACGTTCTCTCCATTCTTCGATACCAGTTTCTCTCCGTTCTTCCAGACCAGCCTGCCATCAATCATCATGAATGTTCCTCCCATTACATGTAAACATACATAAAAAACTGTTGATCAGAGTACGAGGGGTTCCCTCAGTTTATGCTTTTTCTCCGCGGGCATATAAATCGTATTGTCAATGTCCCTAATTGGACGGTGTATGTACATAGCAAGAAGCCTGGGGATCTTGCTGTTTTTGACCTTATGCTTTTTCTGTAACGCAGCCACTTCAGCACGTGCTTTTTTGACTTGCTCGTTGATCTCTTTCTGAGAAGGTACTTGCCCCTTCTCCTCCATCCTCGCGCGTATGGTATCAATAAAGAGATCTCGCTTGTGCCCCACTTTGTACTTTACGATCTTTTCGTTCTGTAAGAAGTTTTTCAGCGTCTGTGCATGCTTTTTATCGATTGCACGTTTCTCATCTTCCAAACGCTGTAATTCTTGCTCGTCCGCTTCTATCATCTTTATCATCTTTGACTTGTTTTTGATGATATCGTTAAAATCTCTTTTCACTGATTGAATCGTCAAATCCACCTCACTCAGTATCTGTTCGGCAGCAGCGCGATATCGGTCCAACTGTACGTGAGCCTGGATCATTACGCGTTTGTTCTTGTTTGCTGGGATTGCGTTCTTGTATTTAATGTACAAATTGTACAGATGCTGCTGGAGGTCTGTGTTGTGGTATTTGAACATCTCGAAGTCTCTGATATCGGTATATAGTCCCTGGACGTACTCTTTTTCATTCGCTTGGTTCCTGTACTGTTCGACGTTGAAATGGTTTTCGTTGCCCTTGTATGTGTCTAATATCTCTTTTATCTGCTCAAAAGCACCCTTAATTCTCTCCTGTGTGTTATACAGCGCTTTTTCCCTCTTGTTCAAACCAATTTCAGGAGCAGACCCGGCAGCCTTCACCAACGAGGCCAGCCTTCTCGAATTATTATTATGTTCTAAAAACCCGTCTTCTTCGTGGTGACTGTTGTTAGTATTATTAAGTTGGCGTAAGTTCATGAGCTGAGCCATTGTGTTCAGGTATTTCTGACCTACTTTTGCCTTTTCGGTACTGTTTGTTGTCTTCTTTTTCTCTAGTGCCAATCTCTCGAGCTTCTTTTCGAGATTATAGCTCAGAGCATTGATGTGCCTTTCTCTTCCATACTGCATATCCAGCATTGCTTGCTCATCATGCCTCACGCTGATGGCCGCACTGTTCTTGTTCTTGTTCTTGTTGTTGTTGTTGTTGTTGTTAGCCGTCGCTGCCCTAAGAGCCATGTTGTAGGCGTTAAGCCTGTTGTATTCTGGTACTTTGTTCTGTTTTGTTTTGCGTCGCATAGCAATCGTTTCCTGCTTGCCCAGGTCATCCATCGTTGCATCAAATCCGTCGAGTCGTAAGTGGTGATAAAGCAAATGGTTTTTTTCGGACAAACCTGAATAGTTACCTGCAGTCTCAGCTTTAGCATCAAAAAAGTCCATGATCGCGTCATCCACGTTAAATTTGGGCGTGTTCTTGTTGATCTTGATACCTTGGTTTTTGATAAACTCCTGGAATTCGGGATTACGCATCACACTGGTCCTATGACGTTTCATTTGCTCCATTTCCATAACGTGACGCAGTGTTAGCAACTGATATGAGTCATACTTCTTCGCTCTACTGTTGTTGCTGAGGATGTTGTCAATCTTCTGAATGATGTGGTCACTATTGGTGTTCCCCTTGGTTTTGCTTTCCAACAGATGCTTTTTGAGTTCAGTGATGGTGGTCTTTGTCGCCATTGTATTTACTATTACATTTTTATTTACTGCTTAAAAAACTGGGTGATCTCATATTGCTTATTCTTCTGGTTCAGCTTGATTCGTTTCGTCATTTTGATCTGATCACCTCGTGTTTGGCGCGTTTTCTCCAGAAGTGGAGCAACATCCTTGTGACCGAGGATCTGCAGCATGGGATTTTTGACGAGCAGTTCGAGAAGGGCGTTGATGGGGCTTGTCAGCTGGTTATCGATGTAGTACACAAAGTCCAGAGGGATGTTGTGTTCGACAACGTAGTCCGGGTCCTCTGCCCGTTGACTGATGAGTTGATCAATGTTGTTGTCTATGACGAAGACGTAGGGGACTCTGACACCGCTTTGGATGACTTTTCCCGTTCGTTCTTGGATCTTGCGGGCAACGAGTACGTGTGGCTGGGAATTGGGATTGGCATACGATCCCCGCAGCGTTTTGCTCACGACGAATGATTCAATTGGTTCTTCTCCTTGTAACACCCGTCGAACGCATTCCCTGGCCTTGGTGATGGCCGTGTCCGTTGACCTTTCGTACATGATGGCGTCCAGGATTGACTGGCTCACCTGCTTCACGATTGGTGCATTATCGCGGCGGACAATTTGAATCCCTTTGACATCTATGTAGTCATGTTTCGTGGGATCTGTGAACATGAGGCCTGCATAACGCTTTTTTGAGAAGAGCATATATGGATAATACGCCTTCTCGAATTCGAGCTCTATGCACCCGGGAAAGTGAGCAGTAATACGCGCTGCAACGTTCTCAGCCACCTCAAAATGGTACGCGAGATCGTACATGTGTTCGTCCGGGACCTTGAAACGGACCATCACAGAATCCGTGTCGCCGTACACCACATCGCTTCCCGGGACCATTTCGAGACACAGTTGTTTGGTTTCCTCGATGAGCCGTCTGCCTGTGGCCGTGGTGGCTGCGGCAATCGGAACGCATGGCATGAATCCTCTCGATGCTCCTGTAAAGCCATACACGCTGTTCATCGTGATTTTGAATGCAAGCTGAGCACCGTTCCAGAGAGATTCCCCGAAGGTGTCGCCTTGTTTCTTGCAGAGTGCCATCTTCTTCTTTGCGTCTTTCCTCCACGTTGCGAGGTTTTCGAGGAGCGTTGGAAGGATACCCTTTTCGTCCTGGGAGAATGTGTACACGCCGAGTCCTGTGTCGACGGTGTACACGTTCTCCGGTTGGTCTTTGCCCGGGATGACGAGGGTGCTGTAGCAGAGGTTGTACGTCCTCATGATGGAGGGGTACAGACTGGCGAAGTCGAGTCCACACACGGGGTCGTAATAGACTCCCTTTTTGGCGTCGAGCACGGTTGCCCCTTCGAATTTCCCGGTGATGGTCATGTTCTTGTCGTCTGGTAGGAGGAAGCCCATGTCTTTGGCCTGTTTGAGGATGACGGAGAACACCTTGATCTGCTGGCCCCTGGATAAGAGATACTCCACCGGCACACCCGTTGCGATTGCCATTTGTGTGAGGTTTTCGAAGATGTTGAGACGCGTGAGCAGCCGGAGAGGTAGTAGTACATCCTGAGCTGCGTACGTGGCAATTTCCGCCCGTTCTGCCGGTCCTTGCACAAACTTCTGGAAGATTTGGTAGGCTGGCAGGTCCACTTTGGAATCGTTGAGGAATTTGAGGGAGACGTTGTTCAATGAGTACGACTCCAGTTTATGTTCTCGTTTCACCAGTTGCATCAGGTCGAGATCGAGGATGCCTGGGGCCCGAATCAGGCTGTAGTTGTTCTGTCCGTATGCACCGCTGTTGAGTTCCCAGGTTCTGGCAGTACCCGCTTCTGGTCCTCCCCTGCCCATCAGTCGCAGGTGTTTGGCCACTTCGGTATCGCCCATGAGTTCTTCCAGGACATTCTGGCGACCGATAATGTATTCCCAATCGAATTGCCAGCTGTTGTATGCCAGAAAGATGTCGACATTGTGTTTGCGCAAAAGTTCTATCCATTCGATGAGGACACCCGCCTCGTCGTCTACGGAGATGATGTCAACGCCCTCGACTTCCGCTGTTTCGTGTAAACAGATGACGGTTGTGCAATAGGGTTGCGATTCCCCCAGTCTCTGGAACGAACTGGCTATTTGGATGATGCAGTTCTCCGGGTGCGCCGAGCTAGGAAAGTTGCCGTCGTGACTGTACACCTCGATATCCCAGCTGCATACGACCAGAGGGGGTATGGCTGTTTGGGTGGACGGTGACACACGGTGTTCCGGTACAACAAACTCGAGATCTGCGCCGAAATAGAGTGTTCCTTTCACGGACGACTGAATCCGAATCCATCCCACTGGAGCAATTCGACGATCGTGGCAAAGACGCACGACTGGATCAACGTTCCCCTCGTAGACTTCGTATTTATCGTATCCTAGTTTCTTTTTTGCCCGTTTCTGGTCTCTTTGGGTATCGAAGACGAGTTTTGCAAAGTTGTCTGATGATTTGGAGTACCCCCATGCATCTTTCTTGGTGACGAGGGAGCACAGATGTCCGACTGTCGCATACTGTTTTTCTGCGTCATCCAGAAACGTGCGTCGGCGGGGGAGGGATAGTCCTGCAAGTTTGACGAAGAGGTACGGTTTGGTCACCACACGACACACGATACTTTCCCCGTTGAGCGTCTTTCCAAAGCCATGAATCTCAAAACGATTATCAGTGTCCCTGGCTGACCATGTGAGAATGTAGACGTCCATTGTGTGTGTTTTGGAGGGTTCACGTGGTAATCATCCCTTTAAGGTGGAAGTAAAAATCTATGTATGTGTATATAATGTCAGGGTGGAGAACTGCTCTGGGCGTTACAGATGCAAACACGCATGACGACATTGCTCGTAAGTACAAGAAGTTGATCCTCAAAACGCACCCCAATAAAGGAGGGGATGCTGCCGATTTTAGGAGGGTGCGCAGTGCATGGGAGACGTACCAAAAACAAGGAATGGATGACCATCTCCATCGGGCCAGCAAGAGTCTGCTTCCGTTGGCAGAGATGCTGAAGAAACAGTACCGGGGCAAAAGCACGTTGTCTGTCGAGCGTCTTGCTGTTTCGGGGAGTCTGCGCTCGATGGTTGATTCTAGGTTGAGCAGGTTTACGAGTCTTGGGCGTTTGTTGCGAGCCACACCCAAGACCAGGGTCCCTGCTTTTGAAAAGCCGATTCTGCGATCACGTCTCCAAGAGGCCATTGAGACTGCTCTTCGAGGTGTGAGGCGTAGTGTTGGGTTGGAAGGTGATATTTTCTGGGCATCTCTGGCGTTGTATGTTGCACTTGAATACCAATTGTCGACACTTCGGTCAACGTACGTGGCGTCGTGGCCGGTTCGGGCGGATACCGGGGCACCCGTCTCATCGAGGAAGGGGTTGCGGTACAGGCTGCCTGCTGGGTTCGAGCACATCCACAATGCGGAGATCTTGGGCATGGTCAACCGGTTTGGCTCCAGGTACGCGCGGACCCTGTAAATTCGTTACTTACTTTTGCATTTTGTTGTACACAATCTTGTTCATCTGGTTGAGTGCTGTTCGAATACCTGCCAGGACGTCGGTGATGGTCTCGCCCTGACTGGTATACAGCGCCCCGGAGACTGCAGCCATGTCCTCTGCAACGTCGTGTACAATGTCTGCAATGGCTTCCCCAGAGGTTGAAATCATGGGATTGTCGTCATCGTATTCGGACTCAATTTCGGATTCGAGTTCTTGGCCGGCGTCCGATCCACATTCGGAGAGGGATTGCATCTCAACCTCGTTGTGTAGTTCGGCTTCTTGCTGCTGTTGCTGTTGCTGCGGCGTCATACTTCGGCAGAGGATAAGATTATTCGGAATTAAACGATCCACGAATCATCATCCAGCCCGATGGGGACACCTGGCGGAGATGCGGGCTCTACAAAGACGCTCTTTCCGTAACTTTTGAATACCGGACTGCCTTGCAGACTGCTGCTGAGATCGAGGTCTGGTTCGGTTGTCATGGAGGTGGCATCATAGTTCACGTCGTCGTCATCGTCAGTAAAGGAGCACTGTTCTTCGTTCCATTCGTCGTGCTCCATGATTTCCATATCCATCGGTTGTGGGTTTTCTTCCTCGTGATCAAAGGGTGCGGCATCTTCCTGATCGGGTGCCACCGTCGATTTGTACGGTTTTTTGAGTTGACGTTGTTGTTGTTGGCGACAAAGCATGATGATTCGTGTGTTACAGGGGTGACAATATAAAAGTCTTTAAGTGTACGCACGAGTGGAACTGGCCACCACCAATCATTTAATCGAGCATCATGAGGTCTTGGCGTTTGGCCCTGACGTGATTCGCCACGGTGCTCTTGAGGGTCCCGATCATGTCCCTGTTCTCGTAGACCAACCTGCATGGGCTGGTCTTCTTCACGCGGCCGTGCAGCACACGTTGGAGGGCAGGCACCAGGAACTGCTCGGCCTTGGGCACAACGAGCTTGACGTTTCCTCGCTTCCTCTTGGTCGTCTCGGTTGCGGGTACTGGCATGGTGACGATACCACGAACATCGAACATACCAGAAGCATAGTCCAGCGTCAGGTCTTCGACATTCTCGTTGAGTGGCTCTTTGAGGACGTCTGTCATCAACGACATGTCAATCTTGCCCTCCAGGAAGTCGAAGGTCTTCTGGGCCATGGTCTTCTTGAGTTTGCAGTGTTCCATGGCAAACTCCAGCAACGGTCTGCTCTGCTCTCCAAGGAAGAGAATCGTGCACACGTCCTTCTTTTGCGGCCTCTTGACAATGGTGATGCGGGACGGCATAAACTTGGCAGAGACTTGCTCGGCAATACGGGCATCGCTGGACACCAGGACGACTCGTACTTGCTTGTTCTTGGAGAGGGTGATGGTCATTTGGGCGTCAATCATACCGGCATAATACTCGTTATCATTGACTTCGGGCATTTGGGTGGTAACGCCTGATGACTGTTCGGTGACGGACTCATTGGTCTGGGTGGTTTCCATGGTTGGGTCGACGTGGCTCTGGCTCTGACTGAATGTAGACATCTTGGTATCTTGCCAAAATGTGTACATAGAGGCTCTTTAAGTGTCCTGTTAAAAATGAAACGGGATGGGCTTCTTTAAGCACTGCAGGCTGCACCGGACGAGCAGTACCATGAATTGACCTTTGTGAGCTCAAACGCCAGGTGGGCAATCATCCCGAGTATGAATCCCGTATAGGCAGCGTCTTGTGGTCCGGTGATGGGATACAGGATGGAACTGGCAGTGAGCAGTGCGGCCAAGACGGCACCGACAACCAATGCTTCAATCATTAACGACCCGAGGTACATTGATGTAAAACTAGATTATTTTAGACACGGAAACCATGTAATGACCCGTTTCCTGAGTTCCTCGACCAGTTCGCGAACCACGTCGTGCTCGAGCATGAACCTGACAATCTCCAGGGTGCTCTCTGGAATGTCGTCAGAGGTCCCGGAGACTCCATCTGGGCCTTTCTGGAGCGTTTCCAGGATATCCACCACGGCGTCTTCGTTACCCTTTGTATACTTCACGACGGCTTTGATGAGACTCATGGCACTCTGTGGATTGACGGCTCCGTTCTGAATATCCGCGATGATCTTTTTGACGATGATTCGGTCGTACATGGTGTGATGACAGAGTTTTTTTTCGCGCGCGTCGAACCGGGTATACAATTTTCCCGGGAAGCACTAATGATTGTCGCGTACGTGTCACAGCAATGCCCAAACAGCATCCGGTTTGTCAAAATCATCAGGAGACTGCAGCTGGAGGATGTGCATCTGTACAACGTCGACGAGCAGGCACCCCGGCATTCCATCCATGCTGTGCCTTCGGTTGTGACGCCAGGGGGGATTAAGACGGGCACTGAAGCGTTTGAGTGGCTGCAGCAGTACGAAAACAGGTTGCCATTGGAAGCGTATGCCACCGTACTGGGGGAAGGCGGTGCTGGAGAGTTGGCGTACACAAGTCTGGATGACGACGAGACTGTGAATCCGACACAGTTTTCCTCATTTTCGTAGGCATTTAAAGAAACTGCACACTGCGACGAATGTAACTGTGCATTGTCCGCGATGGATTCAGACAAAGAGTACACGCTCTTCGCCAAGACCGTCCAAGGCGGGGCGTTGCGAAGTCTGTTTGAGTGTTTATACCACATCGTGCACGACACCAACGTCACGTGGGAAGCGCGTGATGAGAAGGGTGAGGGTGGTGGAGCTAAAATCCTGACAATGGACGGTGCGCGGTGTGCTCTGATCCACATGCGTTTGGATGCAGACCAGTTTGACGAGTTTTACTGCCCTGGCACGGTTGTGACGGGCATCAACATGTCGAGCATCTGGAAACTGCTCAAAACGGCATCATCGCACGATACAATTACCATCTTTATGGAATCGGAAACGCCGTACGAATTGGGGCTGGTGATAGAAAACGCGGAGAAGAACGCCAGGACACAATACGCTCTAAAGTTGCTGGATTGCGATTCGGAGAACTTTAACATTCCGGACGTGACATTCGATCGTGTCCTGACGTTGCCCAGCGTATACTTTCAGCGACTGTGCAGGGAGATGACGAATTTGGGGGAGTATATGACAATCAGCATTCACGGGTCACAGTTACAACTCGTTTGTGACGGGACCTTTGCAAGGCAACACACGAGCATAGGTGAATCTGACGGGTGTATGAGTGTGACGGAAACAACTGGAGAATCTGTCGAAGAAGCCATTTACAGTCTCCGATATTTGTCTCTCTTCACCAGGGCTTCTTCACTCTCAAATGTGCTCACCTTGTTCATAAAAAAAGATTTCCCACTGGTGTTGCAGTATTCGATCGCCAACCTCGGAACGCTTCGTTTTTGTCTCGCAACGCACGTCACGGAATAACGCATGATGAGTAAGCGTTCAATCAGTAAGCTTGAAAAGGATGTAACGTTTTATCGCGAAGAGTTGGAGGATGTGAAGATACGACGGCAGGTGGAAGTTGATATTTACAAGCAGAAGTTGAGCGATCTGATTGATCTCTACAATGAGGCTGATGCGGAGGCAACAGAGCGCATTCGGAAACTGGAGGGTATTGTCATCGGCTTGAATGCTGAGATGGTGCTTCGATACGAGGGGTTCTTTCCGGGGCACCCGAATGATCCGTACATTGATGTCTCGTCTTTGATAGAGTTTCCAATAACGTGGGACGCTTAAAGACGCTTACAGATTGGGTCGTTGTCATCACCATGAAAATCTTTGAATCGTGTATTCGTTATCTCGACGAGTGTAACTTTTTTAGCTCATTTGTGCCGTTGTGTACACTCCAATCGCCAGAGCAGGTGGTGGAGACCGGCATCGTGTACCCCAGCGTGTGTGCGGGCATCAGCATCGGTGGTCGTTGGACCAGGGTGTACGTGCCGGACGTGTTATTGGGGTTTATCGACGAAGACTACCGGTGGCATTGGGCGGATGCGGAGAACGTATGCGCCGTGAATCTCCACTCGGTCCGGCACAAGACAGACATGCTCCGACAGACTGGTTGGCCGGTGTGGTTAACGATTACTGACCACCAGGTGAGAGCACGATTACAGCAAGGCGGTGCTCCTCGCATCGATTTGTTGCGGATTCTGCAGAGGTACAAGGCCCGTTGTTTTTGGAAGGAGTCATTGGAAGAGTTTATACGGATCACGTGGCACCCCTCCAGACTACACTGGTGTCTGGACACGGAGGACAGGGGGTTCTTCTACGGCGACTCGGACGACCCTGAAGAAAAAAACCACATGGTATGTCATGTGCACGCAAACAACAGTCCAAGACGTGGAGAATTACCTGCGAGAAGCCACCTCGATGCTCCGTCAATGCGATACGCCCTTGTCTAAGATCTATTTCACGGTTGACAACGTGAACGATATCCAGAACTCGCTGTTCTACCTGGTGAGGCAGCGGACGGGACATGCCATCGACAGGCAATCTGACGTTGAGTTGATTCAAATCATGCGCAGCGTGTACGAGGCCTTTGCTGACAATGTGTATGACCCCAATATGGAGGAGATCAGGCGTCTGGATGCCATTGTGCTGGACATTGTATCTAGCCAGGTGCAAGAAGGAACCAAGCAGTACCTACAGTATTACCAGGATGCGTCGCAGATGTATACACCCCTCGATCGAGGCGTGAATGCATCCATTAAGGGAGAAAAGCAGCTGGTCACGTACAACTTCTTGTCAAATTAAACGCGCAAAAACAGTGCTAAATTATTCTCCTTCTGGTACCATGACGACAATGAAGGCTATTGACCTGTTTAGCGGTATAGGAGGGATGAGTGTGGCACTACATCCACTGGGTTTTACCCCCGTCATGTACTGCGACATTGAGCCTGCGTCGAGAATAACATTGACGGCCCTGATGAAGAACGGCAAACTGCCCACGGCCCCGATTCATGACGACATTCGGACACTCAAATCCCCCCCGAAGGCAGACCTTGTGACTGCGGGGTTTCCATGTTTGGGGTTTAGTCCGCTGGGGAATCGTCAGGGGCTCAAAAATCCCCAATCGAACCTGATATACGACGTCGTGCGGGTGGTGAAGAAGAGTGGGGCAAAGATGGTTTTTCTGGAAAATCACAAGAACCTCATCACCCCCGCATTCGCCTCTGATTTCGCAAACATTATGGATGCATTCTCAAAAATAGGGTTCAAAACCGCTCGATATGTTGTAATGCACGGTCACGACGTTGGATGTCCTCAAAGCAGGAGCCGTGTCTACATCCTGATGACGAGACCATCCTGTCCCAAAGATCTCCCATATGCCCAGACGCCTCCCTTCTCCTGGAAAACCATCCCGACAACCATGAGCATGCAACAGTGTCCTCCGGCTCGCGTCAAACTCCTTGGCAACAGTGTGATTCCCGATTTAACGCGTCTGGGTTTTCTACATCTCTGGACAGGGGGGCAGATCGATACACTTGCACAGGCCAATCTGATGAAGAGCATCCAGTTCTCGAAGAGTGTCCAGCTACCCCGCGACGGTAAGGGCGACGTGGGTGAGATAACCGCCACCGGATCGGAAAGAACCCGGTACAAAAAGAGCATTGTCCCCCAAACCCATCTCATCCCGGAGATTGTCGTTGATCCGTCTCTGTATGAGCGCCCTGCAACGTCGGCCCCTGGAAACCTGTCATCTCCCCTTGTGACGGAAAAGGTGCACCGGAAGGGGTTCCCAACACTTACCTGTGCACAAACTCACGGCTGCCAGGTCCTCACCAAACGTTCTGTAAAGCACCTATGTACGCTATTACGCTTTATCAAACAGACGCCTTCGAAGCTCAGATGTGGGAGGCCAAACATCAATTTCTACGAATGGATGATGGGCTACCCTACAGACTGGACATCTGTCAATTAATAATATATGTGCCAATGAGTATGAAATTCAGCCAGCATCTCAGAGAGCGCGCCATATCGTTACACTCCACGCCACAGCTTAATCGTCAGGTCTCTGTGTCGTGGAGAGACCAAGACCATTTTACGTCGTATTTAGTGAGACGACAGAAGGTACACGTTGTCTTGGACCCGATCATGCCCACACCGACGGAGAGTTTGGCAGACCGTTTGTCTGAGGACCTGTTGTCTCTGGACGTCGACTGGAGGCACCGGGGTGATACGACGGTGTATTTGGAGTATCTCCAAGCGCTGCAGACAACCCCGGGAACTAGAGACATGTTGGTGGCACATTATTACGCCTTTGTCCTGGCACATCTTGCCGGTGGCGGTGTCCAGATTGCCCGCTCTGCACGTCCAGTTCTCCCGTCATGGTTTTTGGACGAGAGCCTGTACTACAACAACATTCCGTCCCCCGGTGCCATCATGGACGATATCAATATGGAAGCCGACTACTGGACACCAAGGCAAATGGAGCGATGCCTGGATGAGTTGGAGGTTGCCTTTCGTTTCGGGATGCTCATGTTAACCCAAGCATGAGCAAAAATGTCTATAATTCGATTTTTTTATCCGACCCTACTAGTAATGCCCCGTTATTTCCCGGCCAAGGAGATTTTGCAGGGTCTTTGGATCGGCTCGGAAGGAGACTCGCAGAACCCGGATTTTTTCAGGAAACACGACATCGGCTTTGTGGTGGATTGCTCGAAGAACATTCCTTTTCTGGGGTTGAACGGTGTGGATGAGTACAGGATACCCGTTGACGACCACCCGAGCAACAATGACGTGATGTTCTCACACTTTCCGGTGGTGGTGCGGGCCATCGATTCTGTGCTGCAGCGTGGTCAGGGTGTGTTGGTGCACTGCAGAGCTGGCATGCAGCGTTCGGCGACCACTGTGGCTGCGTACATGATGTACAAGTATAACCTCAGTGCTGATGACGCTATGAAGGCTATCAGGAACAAGAAAAACGAGACGTTCTGGCCCACCCCAACCTTTGAGAAGGCGTTGAAGAAATACGAGACGGTTGCTATTCGTTAATCTCGATCTCCCGAAAAACTTTTCACACACCTGGTACTGACAGCAGCAGCAGGTGTGTGAACTCATGATTACACAAAATTAGACAGGCTTAAAGCAGAGGTGTTGCGGCCTACTGACATGGATACATTGTTCGAAGGACTTGGTGATAGTGTGTGTGTTGAGGATCTCGACAGTGACGAGGTAGAAGCATACATTCCCGCGATTCAGTCACCATTAACGGAGGAAGAGTTCCAGTATTACCACGGCGAAGACGTCTTGTCCCTGTTCCATTGGCTGCAAGACGAGTGTGCACGACAGGGTTGGTCATTGTTTTCATCGCTGCGTTACCAGGACATGTTAGAGATGGCATATAAGACCTCACCGAGAGACAAGCCAATTTGTTAAGTCATGCACATCACGGAGCTGGTGATCGGTAGCGGGGGTGCCCGGGGAATGGTTGCTCTGGGTGCCCTCCAAACGCTGCAACGAGAAGGTCTGTTGACTCGTGTGCATACCTATCACGGGACATCTGTTGGGGCCTTGTTGTGTGCTGGCCTGATGCTTGGGCGTCCGTGCAAGGGGATGATGAATAGAATCGTCAAATACCCTCTTCGCCCGGAAATGGAGTGTAGAAATGGGTTTGGCTTGGATCACGGGCTGTCTCTGGTTCGCTTTATTCGCCGTATTTTATCGGTTTCCCACGAGATGACGTTACAGGATTTATACGAATCGACGGGAAAGACGTTGTACATTTGCGTGTGCAACCTGACGAAGCAGAGGATCGAGTATTGGTCCCACGAGACGCACCCCACAATGTCCCTGATCAGAGCACTTCGGTGTTCGTGTGGCATTCCCCTATTGTTCCGTCCGTGTCGGATTGGTGAGGATTTGTACGTTGATGGTGCTGTGGGGAGACACCAGCCCCGAGCAAAGGAGCCCAAGACAACCTTAACAATCCACTTTGCATCGCCCCCCGTCACCGTGCAATCGTGGCCCGACTACATGAAGGCGATGGGTAACATTAGTGACGTTGTGCAGACCCGTTTTGATCTTCCTCTGGATGCCTCTGGAGTCGATCCGTTTTCGTTCGAGTTCTCAAAGGAGAGCGCCCAAGTCCACTATTCCTCGGGCAAGACGCAAGCGTTGCTTTTCGTCAAAAAAAACATGTAACAGAACAGTAGAGATGTCCACACCAGGCTCAGGCGCTATCATTCAGCTTGCTGCCGTCGGACCGCAGGAATGTATGCTCCGGGGGCCCTGTTGGAGTCCGTTCGTGATCCGGTACAAAAGAACAACACCATTTGCAGCGTGGACGGAACAGATTGACATGCAGTATGCGCCGACGACTCGAACACAAATCAAAATCCCCAAGTCCGGCACGTTGATGACGGAGATGTACTTGGAAATCACCCTGCCTGCTGTCCCCGGTGCTCCTGCGGGTGCCAAGTGGACGAAATGCGTGGGGTATACGTTGCTTCGGCGAATCAGATTACTTCTTAATGACCAGGAGATTCACAACATTGAGCGTTTGTGGTTGGATTTGTATGACATTCTGTACACCAGCGCGTCACACGAACAGGGCCTGGATAGAATGGTCGGTCGCACACCGTTGCCCATGAATGTATCGCATACGCTGCACATCCCGCTCCGATTCCTGTCGTGCAGACCGGGAAGGACGAGAGCCCCGTTGCCACTGCAGGCCATCACCAGAGCGGATTTGCTTCTGGACATCGAATGGGAGTCTCCGTCTGTCTTATCTGCGCACACCCCGACCGACCCGGGGATTCAGGTGAAGGTGTTGGTGGACTACATTGAATTGGATGCTGCAGAGACGGCGGAGGCACTTCGAGGAACGACGGTGATGTTCGAGAGCGTGGTTGACTCGGACGCCAGGAGTTTTGTCGTGGATTCTGGGGGTGAGATACAGGATACCCCCGTGTTTAACGTGAATTTGGGAACTCTTCGCTACCCTGTCAAAGGGCTGGTCTGGGTCGCGTACCCCGAGGACACGAATGAGCTGTTTACCTACCTGGAGCGGCCTCTGAAATCAGCATATCTGATGTTTAACAGACAGGAGCGGCACGCTGCGATGTCATCCGCGTATTACGAATTGATGCACCCGTATCTGTACACGTTTCGTTCCTATGCTGGTCCGCCTGGGGTGTACTCCTTCGCCTTGCGCATGACCGACCGTGCCAATACGGGCTCAGCCGACTTTGCAGGATTGACGCAGGCCAGTATCGTTGCCACTGTTTCTCCGGGGGTGCCTCGATTCAAGTTCAAGGTGTTTGCACTGTACTACAACGTGCTACAGATCAGTCCCTCAGCGGCCCGCGTGATGTACGTCTGAACCTGTTATTTCATGGCTTTCAGTTGCCACGTTTTGATTGCATCAATGGGGTACAGCAGCATGATCACGTTCATCGAGAGATTGTCCTTCCACACCCCGAGCATGAGAAGCTCGATTGCCAGAAACACGGCAATGGACGACCGGACTGGGAGATGTTTTGCCATAAACCAGCCAACCACCATACTCATCAGATCACCAACGGTGTTGAGAATGCTATCCCCGTAATAATCCAGTGACGCTGTGTTTGCTCTGTACTTGTTAATGATGAATGATGAGTTCTCAACGACTTCCCATGCCGATTCGAGGGCCAGTGACGCAAGGAAATTGGACTCCGGGGAAAGCCTGTGGAACAGTGCGTAGAATGCAAAGCCGTGCAAGACGTGGGATAGCGAGTACGGATCGAGAAGGGCCTGGCTGGTTGACGGTGAATTTGCCGACGGTTCAAGGAAATAGGTGTCTCCTTTTGTCCAAACACGACCATTCTTGCGCAGAATGAGAATCGTTAGGAGGAGAATACCAACTGAGATTGAGGCTGTGGAATAGATCATTACAATACGAATATAGAAAAACCAAGCGTGTCAAAACGTCACAAGTATCCTGGGTGTTGTACTAGCACGACTGCCTGTCTGTTAGCGTGCATTCTTTGTGTTTTTTTTGGCTTTTTTCGCATTCTTCCGCACGTCTTCGACCGTCCGCTCATTGATCCCGACACGGTTATAGATGGCGGCATCGTTCGCATGAAGGACATCACGTAGCGGGACAACGTGCTGCGGTAGAAACACGGCGCGCGTCGACGGATGGCGCAACGTCCCCCCACCGTATTTTGCCATGGCGTCTATTGTATGTTTATGAAAGATGTGGCGAATTTGTGCATTTTTGCCCACCACATCGCCAGCAATTACCCGCGCATCGTTCAAAGGTACTCGGTTCATCGTCACGGGATCGATGGCGTTTGTATTGGGGTGCAGCCGGTAGCGACGCGATGTGAAGGCCCGTGTGAGTTGATCGCCCTCTGCAGCCACACCGGCTTGATACGCAGCCTCGGCGAGGGGGGCATCTTCAAACATGTCGTATACGCGTGAGAGTGGTATTTTCAACAAGCGGTCCCACTTGGCAATGCCTGGTTGGTTAAAGGACGTTGCACGTGCGAACATTTCTTCCATATCGATCACGTTGCTGACATTCCAGCCCCCGATTGGTTGGTTGAAGGATTCTGCCACTGCAAACATTCGGTACATGTTTGTAACACGACCGACATTCCAGTCCCCAATGGGCTGGTTAAAGAAATAGGCGTTCTCGAACATTGCCGACATACCGAGCACGTTGCTTACATTCCAGCGGTTGATGGGTCGACTAAAGGATTCGGCAAAACGGAACATTCCCGACATATTCATTACTTTGCCGACGTCCCAATCCCCAATCGGTTGGTTAAAGGACGTTGCATAAGCGAACATTTCGTCCATATCGATCACGTTGCTTACATTCCAGCGGTTAATGGGTTGATTAAAGGAATAGGCGTTCTCGAACATTTCCGACATATACATTACTTTGCCGACGTCCCAATCCCCAATTGGTTGGTTAAAGGAAAGTGCTTCTGCAAACATTTCCTTCATGTTTGTGACCCTGCTCGTGTCCCAGTGACCAATGGGCATGTTAAAATGCTCTAGACGCTTAAACAAACCACTCATGTCTGTGACAAAACTGGTACAAAGAAACGGGGCTTTAAAGGGTGTGGCGCGAATGATCTGACGAAGTTGTTGGTTACTCACGATATGAATCCGCTCGCCACGAATCTCATCGCTATCTCCGACCACTGCCCCCGGCATAGCCACGTACGTCACGCCACCAGCCCGATTTCGGATAGCACGCACAAAACGGTTACTTGCTGTCCCGAGAATGTACATTGTATGATACATGCAGATATTATATAAATCTTTGGTAACGCCTCAATTCAAAAAGAACCTATCTGGAAGGTGTACATTGTCCACGATTCAGATACGTCTTTGAAAAAATATCCCGTAAAGTATAAATGACGACACGAGCACAGCAGCAGAACAGGGAAGAAGACCTCAGACTCATGTCTCCCATGCGTCAAAACAAGATTGACCAGCACGAACATATGTTCAGGTACCGCACGGATATGGCGCAGTATCACCAGGGGAAGGCCCAGTATTACGCCGCAATGGCCAAGGCAACTCCCTGGGGATTTTGGTACAGGATGAAGGCAAAGCACCACGAGGGAATCGTTCGTGATCATAAAAAACAGGCCATGATCCACCAGGCGAAGATGATAAAGTACCAGGCCAAGGTTCACCGCAATGCCCTCGACAAGATACGTACGAGCAAATACCATAGGCCTTCGGCGTGGTACTACGGAAGTCGTCGTTAACTTACCTACCTACCTCCTGATGGCAAGGTACACCAAGGCCGCAAAGGCAAGAAGCAACGTAATATCAGACGTCAGAATATCGTGCAACACGAGTCGAGCAATATCTGTCTTCTGATCTTTCGAGAGTGACTTCCACATGAATTTGATGTTACGAACCTTCATCATGGACTTGTGTTTCCCGCATGTATGACGGCGTGCGCATGCCGAGCAAGAGGTACCCGCTGGACACCGTTCGAGTTCCCTCTCTGGGCCTGCATTGGCGTTTCCGAAACAGGAGGGACTGCCAGGGTACCCCTGAGCAGCCTTATGGGTCTCTCGGATAGAGGTGTCCATGGCTTGGACCCTCTTGTCATGAATCTCGGCAACGTGTCCGCGCAAACTAGGGGGTTCCGGAGATTTGAGCGATTTGGAACCAAACGCTTCTTCGATTGTTGCGAATTCACACGAGCTATTCATCGATTACTGTTTGTTAGAATAAAATTTGATCAGATCACAACGACGTTTTTGGGTGGATTCTTCTTCCTACCACCCTTTCCTTTCCCCTTCTTCCCTTTGGTTGGCTCCTCGTCGAGTTCGATCAGTTTGGTGTTTTCGTCCGGCGTGGGAGACGGAGATCGCATGGCATCGAGATCAGCCTCGAGCATCTCATTCAGCTCCTCTGACGGGATATCCGACAATCTCTCCCCTCCGGACTCTGAATCGTCGTCGTCGTCCGCCACAGGGTCTTCTTGGACCGGAGGCGCCTCCATGACACGGCGGTCTTGTTCCTGCTGCTGCTGCTCCCTTGGCGGTGACTGCATTGGGCTGTTGTTGTTTATCGGCTCAATGGTATTCCGTGTCATCTGGGGCATATTCATCGTGGGAACCGGCATTTGCGGCAGCATGCTCATGGCCGCCATGCTTCCAAGTCCACCGAGTCCTCCGAGACCTCCGAGTCCTCCCCCGAGACCAGCAAGACTTCCCATCATTCCCATATCCATGCCTCCCATCCCCATGGGTCCTTTCATCTCCCTCTGCCCGGGTGGTGGTGGCGATTTCCGCTCGGATGGGGCCGGCTTGGAATACTTGCGTCGCATCCTGCTGCGTTCCGAGGTATCCGAATCATCAGAATCGTAGTAGTCATCCCTCTTCCTGCTGCGTTTCTTCTTCGACTTCTTCTTTGATTTCTTGGAAGGTGTATCGTATCGCACCCTGCGGCCCTTGTTGACCATGTGGTAGGTCATTGCCGATCCTCCAATCATCATGATGAGCTGCAGTTCGACGGGCAACGACACTTTGCCGGCGTGTTTCTTGTGTAATTTTTCGAAGATGAGATCATACCGTGGGAGGTCTTCCATGATACTCTCGCTCCACCCGTCCAGCTCGAGATCCAGGTAATCGTAGCGTTGATTCACGTATTCGAGTCCCGTACAGATTGTCATCAGGATCTGCCGCTGGAGGGCCACGCTGGCATCAACTTCCTGTTCCATTTTGACACGCTCTGCTTCTGCCCTGATCTCGCGGATATCCGTGTCCCACCCGAAAGACCGCACCGTGATCCCGTTTTTGGAAGCCCTGTGGACTTTGTACATGAGATCAGCTCGTTCTTCCTCCAGTGTTTTGAATGGAGGCGTTGGTGTGGGTTGCATGGGAGCGCGAGGCTGATACGCTTCCTCATCCTGATGGTAGTAATCATCGGGCATTTCTGGCATCTCTTCCTGTTCATCATACTCTTCTTCCTCCTCAAACTCTTCGTCGAACTCCTCCTCATCACCTGGCGACTCTATTTTCTGGGGATTGGCAAAGTCGTGAAGTTCTTCTTCTGGAGGTGGAGGTGGACGAGGTGGCGGCTGAGACGGTGGTGGGCGTCTTTGTTGCTGGGTTTGTGGTGGTCGTGGTGGTGGTGTGGCACGTGGAGCACGTGGGATATCGAACGTGACGCCGCCCTGATCGAGGGGGGCTGTCGTATCAACATCCAAGACCGCCGGGGACTTCCCATGAGGAATGAGCGTAACATCTGTCATTCGCTGTTGTACCAGATGTGACAGAATTTCTTGGCTCGGATTCTACGCGTTGACGGAATGCTCTGGGTCCTTGCGAAATTTCTATTAACACCTCCCTGGCTTCTTTAAGTGTGTCCCGAAAGACGGATCTGAGTGCTAATTTATTGTAGAGAGTATCCAACGACACGTACATGATATCGTTCTTCTCGAGGTACATTCTGTGCACGTTGCACTGTTTCATGAATGTGAGTTGGTTACTGAATGTGTGTCGAAGATGAGGCATGAATGGGACCTCAACGATGTAACAATAGAACGGGTGATGATTCTGCGTTTTGCCACGGATTTCGATGGCATGATCGAGTTTCTGTCTCATGGTACGTGCGTCAATGATACACCCGTACGTCTCCTCAAAGAACTCACGAGCTGCCGTCCACTTAATGTCTTTATCTCGTTTTTCGTATTTCCCTGCGAAGTCTGACCATGTACCGTCCCTGACATCGAGGCCTACTAAAACGAACATCTGTGATCCAATCCAGCAGACAGGGAGCACGCCTGCTGCATACATCTAGGAGGATGTAGCATTTTTTTTGAGAGCGCCTAACACACCCAAACAGTCCTGCGCGGCGATCTGTTGTGCCTCCTTTTTGACACGTGCTCGTCCGTGACCGGTTGCACCGCATGCCTTGGCCGTGGTGTGAAAGGTATCCCCGACTTTGGTGCTGGTATACTCTGGGAGAGGGACGTCTTTGCCTTGCGCCTGGCAGTATTGCATGAGTGTGTCCTTAAAGTTGGTGTGGACGAGCATGGACTGGTCGACGTATGTATTGATGAACGATAGGACAAACTGTCGCGCGCCCACCAAGCCTACATCCAGGTAACATGCTCCGATCAGCGCTTCCAGGACGTCTTCTAGGATGCGGGGATTGGTATTGAACCCGCTAGAAAGGGCCTTGTCGGACATGATGACCACGTGCTGGAGACCCATTCGGTGCGCGATGGTGGACAGAGCTTTGCCGGAGACGAGTTTGGTGCGCATCTGGGTAAGGTATCCCTCGTTGATTGTTGGGCTGTGTGCGTGTGTTTCGTAGAGCCATCGTCCAACAATAAAGTTCAGTATGGAATCGCCAAGAAACTCGAGTTTTTCGTAGGATTCGGGAGCAGATTGTGGTACGAGGCCGCCGGCTGCACTCTTATGTGTCAAAGCACATAGATAAGAGCCAGGCCAATTCAGGATCTGATACCCTAACAGTCTCTGGAGCGTCTCCTTCGTGACCGGCGTACGGTGGTGCATGACAAAGGGTCATATTAATATTAAACTTTTTCTAACGATATCTTTAAGCGTTATGCATGAATTGAAAATAGCAGCCATACTGATGATTATTGGGCTGGGTCTCATGGTTGTGAATGAGCTCATCAAGGTTGGCAAGACCAAAGTTATTTACCGGTACATCCCTCGCGACATGGACACATACTTCAAAGATCCGAAGAATCAACCGATGTACGTGTACAAATCGATGTTCGATGACGAAAACATCAGGATGTACTAGGCGTTTATTCTTTATTTCCACAGACGTGGGAGGTACCCCTTCCTGGCATCTGGCGATACAATGGATGCGGGCAGCTTTTTGATGGGTACAGTGCCAACAACATCAAAGGTGGCTTTCTGTAGAGTCCGTGACAGACCCAGTTTCTTCATTGCCGACTCGTGGACATCCAGCAAAACCTGTCCATTGTGCCTGGCTTTATTATTGTTGACTCTGCAATCCCCACTTGCGCACTGATCAACGACGTGGAGATAGGCCTTCTTCGATTTGTGCTTCATGACGAGGACCTTGTACTTTAACGAGGAAACAAGCGACGTGTGTACGGCAACTGGGAATACTTGCACGCGTCTTCCATTGACGGAGATTTTGGCGGGGTACTTCCACAGGTTTGTCCCCCCTGCGCCAACGTTGTAGTGGGAAAATACGGATACAAGCGCCTTGCGTGCTGCACACACATGAACGATTGCTACCAGGAATAGAAGGAGTTTGCGTAACATTTTTTTTCGATTGATCTACTATGGATCAATGTCTTATGACCAATATCAAATTTGCCACCGGCATTACTGTGCTTCTGTGCGCGCTGTTTGGGATCTACACCTTCCATGCAAAGATCACGTGCAGGTCCAGCATGAATCGGAAGAAGTGTGTTCGTCAGTCGTTCCTGTTTACTGTGGGCATCCTGGGAGTTACCGCTGCCGTTATCACGTTGTACTATATCCACACCAACAGACAGAACGAAATGAATGCAATGGTGGACGACATTGACGTGTGAGTAATAAATTTTCGTGCGGTACCATATATGTCGACACTGCTGATTGTGACGTCACTGGTAGCGATTGGGTGTGCAATGTACGGTGTCCACTCCTTTCATGATGCGTATACGTGTGGACTGATGCGTTTCTTCTCGTCGTGCGGATACTGGACAACGCTTCCGAGTGCTGTGTTGGTGGCGTGTGTTTTGTGTGCGTTGTTGGTGAAGACTGTGTACACACCGGGCGGTTTATCTCTGGACACCTCATCTTTCACGGCACCGTCTTTCATGTCGTAAATAATTATCTGCTGTTGATTCTTATATGCTGACGCTTCTCCTTTCATCCCTCATTGCGATTGCGTGTGCTGTGTTCGGTGTCCACTCGTTTAACGGCAAGTACACGTGCTCATGGATAAAATTCAAACAGTGCTCACTTGTATCAACGATTCCAAGCGGCATTATTGTGGCCTGTATCCTGTTGGTGCTGGTCTACAAGGGTGTGCTCATGAACCCCGGTGTGTAACGAGCGACAAACATCAAATATATCTGTCCACCCCGTATGACGATTACGTTGGACGCACAATGTCTCGATATCTTGGCCAAAACAACAAGTATCGATACCTTGGAGGCGTGGACAAGCATCTTCTTTTTAATCTCCAAGAGCGAACACGACAATGAAGACTACGACAAGACCTTTATCTCTGCGCACGGGGGGAGTGTGTTTACCTATGCGGAGGCTCTCAGGTACGACTACAAGGAGCGAGGTGTGACGTGTGGATTGGTGGGCTTTACGAGTGCCAATTCCGGGAAAGCCTCGTGGGGAGATGCGCAACCGATGTTCCGTATATTCCACGAGCTGGGCGGACCTGATTTGCGTCCCATGGCATCTGCGTGTCACAAGGATAAGTCGAAGGCGGATGCGTTGTGTGCTCGCATCAGGTCAATGGACAAGGCTGAGCACGACACGTTTATGGCTGCACAGGTCCAGGCTCTGTGTTGCCAGGGCGGTTACGTCTTTGAGACGGCCCAGGCACTGGGATCGCTCCGTCTCCCCCCGTCTTCGCTTCTCTTTTCGGCGGTGTTGGATACCATGTTGAATTTCGGGATTGGTGGCAAATGGTGTCCAAAGAAGTGGCTGCAGAAGAATGGTGTGGAGGGTAACCAGGAGAAAACGCTCAAAAGGTTCCTGAGGTGGAAGAAGAAAGCGTCCTCTGAGAATCACCACAATTCGTGCAAACATAACGCCGTGTGTCGCACCAAGATGTTTTCCAAGCTGCTGCGCAAGAAACAGTGGTCATTGTGCAGGGATGCGTGTGAGAAGGTTGTCAAATGGACGATGAAGTGATTTTATATGTAGGTTCTCCTGTATAATGTCACCTGTCAAGTGGTGGTTGATGGGACTCACAAAGAAACCAAAACTGTTCCTGGAAAAAAATGACTCACCCCCAGTACAATCCTCTGGATCGCATACTAACGCTCGACGTGCCCCCGAGACCCCAACGGGCGGTCCCCCAGGTACACCGGGTGAGCACGGCAAAGGTCTTGTTGCTCACGTCATCGATATATGATCTCCGCCTTCGTCGTGGGGACTGGGCCCGATCGATTCGTCCGGGAGTCGTGATGGAGGAGACAAAGACATTTCGGAGCCCGAAGCAGGCACACATTACAGCAAAAAAGATTTCGGAGAATAACCTGGTGGTGTACTGTCACCAGCAGGATTACGAGGTGCGTCCTTTCGTGATTGCTGTGGGAATCACGAAAGGGTGTCGAGTAGAAGGAAAGAATGTGCATGGACGTTGGCAAGTGCTTGCATCGTGCACGGATTGGGATAGCCCGTTAGAATCGCCTTTGTTTGGGTGGGGATCAGATAGTCGTGCTGGATTGAGAAAGGTATTGTGTAGACCGCAGTGGTTTACGCCCGTGCCCAAGTTTTGGAGGACATACGAGTCCCTGATCCGATCGGACCGTGATATGAACACCCACACCGACGCAAAGAGACTGGTTACTTTTGTTGAGCAGGCATTTCAGCAGTCTTCAATGAGCCGGGACGTGTGGGAGGGCGTTCGGAGTGTGTAACGGACGATGAGCGATAATCTGTGAACATCCTTGGGTTGAATACGGGCTGGACAGATGGCATGATTGGTATACTGATGAGATATATTTTACACATCCATACACACACGGAACCGCTCACTCGAGGTCGAAGACGGTGAGCCTGGAGCTGTACCCGTGCTGAATCTCGTATTGATCAACGTGTCTTGCCCTGGTGTTGGGCTTTACGATGGGGGGGTTGGTATCCCGATGCGTCCTGAAGATGGTATCCAGCATGATACAGACGTGTTCGTAGATGGCATGGAGTCCGGCAGGTGATGTCGATCCTCCGCTGATGATCACGCTTCCTGTAGAGAACGCCATGATGGTTGCCGACGCATTACCTTGGACCACCGTCCCCTTTACGCCGCTATAACAGTCTGGATCATAGGAAATCCCGAGGTAGTCTTTGAGTATTGGCAGGGGGATGCTCCGTTGGCAGCCAAAGTTGAGGTTGATCATGACGATATCAGCACGTTCCAGCGTCACCGAGAGGGTCCTGCACAGTCTGTCCATGCACTCGATAAAGAACACGAGGCTCTGCGACCCGGTACAGTGAACGCGCCCGTTGGTAAAAATCTTAATTGAGGCGTTTCCGCTCTTGACCGTCACCTGATTGTTGAAGTCTTTCGAATTGGTTTGTATACGAAGCCCATTCTGCCGCATTAGATTCCCGTGGCTTTTGATGGTCTCGACTGGAATGCCCTTGTTGAGTGTCCCTTGGATCGTCATGGTGCTGATGGTACACCGTTTGGGTGTAAATGAGTGTAACACCCGGTGGTTTGTGACACCAATTTGACGGAACATCTGGGTAAACGCCCGACTTGTCTCGAACATCCAATTTTGCACCTCTTCCTGCGCGTCAAATTCAAGAAACTATTGTATGAGGCAACACCATGGCGACTACCATGCCGAGAGACATTTCCCCACCGGAGACCAAGCCCACATCATCCCAGAAGAAACAACCCAAGCAGAAACGTACGTTTATGTTGCACGACCCATCTTCCATGGTGGCACTCGGTAAGTTTGTCTCCACAGATTACAGGTATGCGGCGTTGAAGGCTGCAAGCAGGGGGCATACACAGATTCATCTTCGTCAGACTGGAACGAGGGAAGTTCGCGTGTTCGATGGACAAAAGGCAAAAATTGAGCCGAAGAGCATTACCAGGGGAGGACGCACCGTGACGTATACCCATCAGCCAAAGGTCAAGTTTGTCCGGTCGTTTACGTTTGATGGCACCGTTGATGAGAACGCTGGAGCCCTGAATCCAGTTGCGCAGTAAGTTTTTTTTACAGCAGCAGGTATTACATTCGAATGAGACTGGTGTGGACGTTGGTGTAAGCCTGGATAACTCCATCCGCGGCAGACTCTTCGCACGATTCGCACCCAAGAATCCTGGCGATATCCCTCGTCATATCATCCATATTGGCTTCGTCGCTCTGAGGGGGTTTCCTCATATATTTCATGGCGCCGAAGACCATATCGCAGTGTCCGTACTCGTCGATTGCCTTGATAGCCTCGGATCGTTTGGTCACGGTTTGGACCACCTGATGCACGAGAGTGGGAGGGTCTTTACAGAACGGCATTTGCAGCTCCCGTTCCAGATCGAGACCAAGGTTTTCGACTCTGGTGATACTGCGCAGAACGTTCGGGAGTTCATTGGCGACCATCTCTTCCAGCGGCGGGTGTGCTGCGCCGTTGACGTAATCGATGGAGAGCAGACAGGAGAGAGTCGTTGAGCGGACAATGGCTTCTTTGAGGTGTTCTTGCGACGTCATGTTTGGCAATGGTTTCGGGTGACATATTTCGAAACTACAACGCCTTTAAAGGAATGTTAATAACGAATGAGCACACATTCATCATGAGTGACCAAATACCGACTAATTTGAAATCTGGAGTAGGCTCTAATTTTGTGGAAGCTGGGGGCATCAGTGAGGAGTTATGCACCACCACAAAACGATTAATTGCGATGGTCGTTGTAATGACGCGACAGGCTTCGGACGTGGCGTATATGGTTGCTGTGCACGACAACAGGAGCCAGGCCACGGCAGAGGATGTGAACGGCGCTCTCAAGTACCAGGCCCGTCACTTTTTGCAGAGTTTGGACGATCCAGAGGTGGTGAATGAGGTCATGCAGATGGAGGAGGATTTGTTCGGTGAGGAGAGTGCCGATGAGGAGGAGGCCCCGGATGAAGTGAACGAGGAAGAGGTCAGACGTGGCGCGGAGGTACGAGACAACGTGTGTATGTGCAAGGTATGCGCAAAGGTGAGGGAGTCTGTGGGATCATGGGAGTCGTGGGACCCGGAGGATCAGGCTGAGGCGTTTCTTCGTCAGAGTGTCGAACGAGCCATTTCGAGTTTTGAAGGGTTACATAAAGAGGAAGACATAATATGTGACTAGTAATAGGATCACCATGATGTTTGTACTCCTGGTCAAAGCTGACGGCACGTGTCCATACTGTGACAAAGCCGTATCCTTGCTGGATTCGAAGCAGTTGGAGTATACCACGATCCCCATGGCGTCGATGGATCATGTGAACGAGTACCTGAAAGATCTCAACCCGGAGTATACGGCCTCGACGTACCCCCAGATCATTCGAGACTCGACCATCATTGGTGGGTACGACAAGTTGTGCGATTTGGTGGACGAGCCGTTGCTTCAGGAAAACCCGTTGCGGTTCACCCTGTTCCCGATTCAGCACCAGTCGTTGTTCGATATGTACACCAAGGCCATCGCGAGCTTCTGGACACCCGCTGAGATTTCCCTGGCGGAGGATGTGCAGCATTGGAAGACACTGAGCGACGACGACCGGTACTTCATTAAGAACATTCTGGCCTTCTTTGCCGGAAGCGACGGGATTGTGATGGAGAATTTGGCAATGAATTTCCTCAACGAGGTGCAATCCGCAGAGGCCAGACAGTTTTACTCGAGCCAGATCATGATTGAGGCCATTCATTCGGAGACGTACTCCTTGCTGATTGACGCCCTCGCGGAGCCAGGAGAGGCACTACATTTGTTCCAAGCGATTGAGACCATGCCCCCGGTCCGCAAGAAGGCTGCGTGGGCGCTCAAGTACCTGGACTCGTCGAAACGGTTTGCTGAGCGTTTGATTGCCTTTGTGTGTGTTGAGGGCATTCTTTTTTCTGCATCATTCTGTGCGATATACTGGCTGAAACGGCGCGGGATCATGCCCGGACTGTGTTTGGCCAACGAATTCATCTCCAGGGACGAGGGTCTCCATTACCAATTTGGCGTGGAGATGTACACGAAATACATCAAGCATGCCCTGCCGCACAGCACGGTGGAGACCATCATTAGGGAAGCTGTGGATACGGAGTTGGCGTTTGTGTGCGACGCCATCCCCTGTCACCTGATTGGCATGAATAGCGACATGATGTGCGAGTATATCAAGTTTGTTGCCGACAGAGCCATGATGGATTTGACGGGCAAGAAGATTTACAATGCCACCAACCCATTCCCCTGGATGGAGCTGATTGGCCTGGACAGTAAGGTCAACTTTTTCGAGCGGTTCCCATCGCAGTACCAGCGTGCAGGGGTGATGACCAAGCCCGATCAGCAAACCTTTGCCGTGGATGATGAATTCTGAGCCGTTAAATCCTGGTTATTTTAAGCAGATTTTAGATGTAAGTAAGAAATGACGAACAATTCAACAACAACTGCCATTATTGAGGTGACGATACCCATGCACTGCTTGGACAGTGACGACGACCTGGAAGAGTGTGGGATATGTTACACGATGTGTTGCTCGAAAGAGTGCAGTATGTACGAACAGCAGACGGCGTGTTGCGACCAGACCATCTGCAGTGGGTGTTTGGTGAAAATGTGTATCCGCTGCCGTTGTACGTCGAACTGCGAGCAAATCATATGTATCTGCCCGTTTTGTCGTGATATGACGGTGGTGACGTCTGTGGCCCTGTTCCATGCGCGGAAGAACGTGTGTACTGATTGCAAGCAAAGTGCGGTTCCCCTTGTTGAGACCGTTAACACCGTCGCCACCACCACCAACGACGCTGAGGAGGTCTCGAATTAAATGTGTGCCATGTGATAGATAATGGAAAACTCTGCATTTGAGATGTACGGGCGTAAACGGGGTGGTAAAGAAGAAGACGAGGTATCATCGAGGATTGTTCCAAAGCCTGGCGTCACCAAGCAGGAAGAAATCAGGCTTGCTCATAGATTCTGGAGGAACCGGAAGAACACAGTGCCAAGGTTTTCCAGGGAACCGTCATGGGAAGAGACGTTGGGGTACCGACACGGAATGATGTACGGTGACGTGTCGAGTTCCTACGCCAACAAGACGGAGGCTGCGTATCGGCGTATTCGAGATGCAAAGACTCCAGAGGAGATGGAGGGTGCACGAGAGGATATGCGTCGAGTTGTCCGCGGGTACCGATTGTTCCAGAAGCACGGTGTGTACAGACGGGGCAGTGGTGCTGGTGAGAAGAACACGGGGTACGTACACAGAACGTCACCTGTGCAGCGTGTTGCCGACCGGGAGTTGCGTGACAGAACAAAGAAGATGCTCACACGGGCGTTCGAATCGTACAGGCATGATGTGCACAATTTACACGGTGGAAATGTGACAAGCGTTCTTCACCGGGAATTTTTGGACAGCATCCCGGGCATTGCAGAGTACGTTGCCAAGATGATGCAGGAGGACCCCGCGTATGCGAATTACATGACGGGACCGGCAATGTCTATGGTGAGGGGTCTTGCTGGGGCATGTTCGACATTGTTCGGGAAGACGCTTTCTGTTTTCCTCCCGACGAGCCAGTTGGGTTGGTTTATGATTCCGCTGGGGTACGTCCTCAAAACGGTGGATGCCGTGGTGACTGATAAGATATTGGTGCGTGGTCGGATGTTGTTGCAGGAGGAGGGAACGAAGGAGAAGATTCGAGTATCGCTTCAGGCGGCCCTGGAGAATGTGTTTATGGAGAAGGAACCGCGATCTGGACTGGCGACGATCGCAAAGCCTCTGGCACGAAGCTTTTCCAGCGTGATATCTCTGGGGCTCAGAGCAACGGGTGGAGGCTGTTCTCATAATGTGAGTAACCTGGTGGTCGGTATGTCGGATAGGATCATCTCTGAGTTTCTGAAGGAACGCATACAGTACCATCTGGGTAAGGAGATTGATCATCGCGTGATTGTGCCTCTTGTGAGAAAACACTCGGGCACATTGGTATCGTTCATCTCTGGAACGCCGAATTTGGACCATAAAATCCTGGATATGCTGTTGTACATTGTGGACGCGATTGATATCCGCTACATCAGAGGGTTTTACCTGGTTCGAAGCAAATAATAGACGATATGTGATGTTGCAAATGTTGTTTTGGCGACTCTCTGGGTTACCAAAAGAACATCTTTTTAGAGTTTGTGTGCGGTGCTCCTTAGCCTTGCGAGATGGAAATAACGCGGTCACCGATGCCGTAGGTGACCCTGATCCTATTAACTCTATAATCCCTGGTCATTGCGCCACCCGTGGGAACTCGTTCGACGGTGTACCCTGGATTGAGGATGGTGAGTTGTTGGGCGGCAGCTGTGCTGGTCAGGTTGTGGACCCACGAGGGAATGTTTGCGGAGCCTGAGGTTGGTGAGGGGGTTGTTGGTTGCTGCACATACTGTGGTGTGGTTGTTGGTTGCTGCACATACTGCGGTGCGATCGGTTGTTGCGCATAGACATTGGGATTATAGACTGGTGGCGCAGTGGTTGGGGTGGTATATCCTGTTGGGGACATTTTCTGAAGATCTTGGAGCACGTCGTCGGAGAGTTGTTTGATGGTGTTGAGACGGCGCTCGTTGACACTTGGGTACGTTGTATACTGTTCCCTGGAGTAGAAAACGAATCCAACCAACACAAATGCAAACACTATTAATGTCGTTGTTGTGATCATTGTTGTGTGCACATATTTAAATCTTACAGGTCTTGGTGAAGATGGTAAACATGACGAACGAAATCACCGCGATAATGGCCCAGCCAACGTGGGTCCCCGTCATGAAGGCAGCAATCTTTCCTGGGATGGTGCCGTTGAAAGGTGTACCGGCATGCCTAGCGCGTTCCTTTGCGTGGTAATCCCAGTACCACATGGGACCAGTGACAACACTGAATGTCAGGCAGGACAGGCACAGGAGTCCGATGGTTTTGAGAATGCTGATGCTCCATTTGTTATTGCACGTTCTTTGGATGTACCAAGCATAGTAAACGGCGAGGACAGCGGAGATGACCATCTCGAGAACGTTGACAAGGGTATCCGTCTGCGTCTGTGGCTTTAGCCTCTCGAAACGGAATTCATCATCAGATTCGTCATGGGTACGGCGGCGTCCTTCGTGAGTAGGTTTCATTGTGATAGTTAGAGGAGAAAATAATATCGAAATAGAACAACAGTATGGAATTATCGCCCGATCCGCTCCCTAAGACGGCGCAACTGAGGGCACTGCACACATACCTGAAACGCGCGTTAAAGGATAAGTATGCACAAATTAGTCGAGCGTACATAGCGAATATGGAGGCTCAGGGAGTACAGTTGACGGACTCTCAGAGGCGGGCCCTGAAAACAAAGGCACGGGAATTGTCAGCTGCCTACGTCTCCGATTTGGAGATATCTGGTCTGAAGGAAGGCATTCGTCAGGTCTCGTTGGAAGGGCCGATACCAATTGACACAAGCGTCAACTTGCCAAATGTGCTTCGCGGTCAGATAAAGCCCCCATGTAAAAAAGAGTACGCTTGTAACTCTTCTCCCAACGCCTGGACACCTGGCATGACCCCGGTGAACGTGCCGACGTCTGTGCGCATGAACAAGAAGTCAAAAAACGGAAGATTAGGTAGTTTAAATGGTGGTGATGGCGCAACAGTGGGTCCAACTGTGATGATCACCTCCCCGCCAATAAATAATAGGCCCCGAAACAACACCGCGACCACCCTCATTACCCCTAGTACCCTTAACACTACGAACCCCCGGGCAA